GGTACGGTGGTTTTGGTGCTTTTCGGATTGCAGGAAGTCTAACTTATCCTGTTGTGTCATGGGTTGAGACATGTTTCTCTGCTTACCAGTGCAAGCCGTTCTTCATTTTCGGCTCCTTTCGATCTCTGCTTGGTGAGAAGCTCGGGGCTGCGCTTGGCTTTTTGCTACCTCTCAGCCTCTTGAGCTCCTTCAGCTTCGGCTTATGGTTCGCTGCTACCCTGGGACGGGTGTCGGGGTTTACGGTTTGCCGCGTTCCCATTCCGGCTTACCGGTCTGTTCCCGCTCTATGTCCACCCAGAGCTCCTCACGAAGCAGAGCTTTGTTCGCTTTTCGCTTTGGGACCCTTCGGGTAAGACACCGTCGTTGGTATCTTACCCTGTTGCTAGTCGCTAGCTGCCGGTGCCATTCATGTAGATGAGGCAGACGCCGTGAGTCTCGTGCTTGCCGACGCGGACCTGCTTTGCGTCCTCCTCGCTGAGAAGTCGCTTCAGCTTGAAGTGAACGTGAGCTGGGCGGACGGCAGGGAAGTCGAGCTCGATGTGCTTGAGGTCGGCTTTCTCCTTGAGTGCCTGCTCGATCGGTGCGCGGTACTGCGCCTCGATGTAGGTGCCGCTCGTCTGCTTTACCTCGGCAGCCTCGCTGGGAGTCATCTTCAGGGCCATGATTGGCTCCTTTCTTTCGGGTGGGTGATGTCTTACCCGAAAGGTCCCTTTAGGCTAGCCCCGCTACCCTAAGGGGACGGTCCGCTTACTGCGGGCCGATCCCGTAGCTACTTAGGTGGGTTAGGCAGCGCCTTACGGTATGGCCGTTTATGGTCTTAGTTACTACGGCTTCACTTAGGCAGCGCTCCCCGCTTACGATCCGGCTTAGGTAGGAACTACCCGCCGGGCCGTTAGCCGTAGCTGTTTTACGGTACCGTCTTAGGTAGCGTACCGTAGGCTTACTTACGGCGTCGCAGCTTAGCACCTTAGTGCCTCCTTAGGGGTAGGTTATACCGTCCCCTTAGGGTAGCTAGGCTTATAGTCCGGAGGCGGGGGCGACCGCCGCGTAGCGCGCTTTAGTTAGACCGGATTTTTAGGACCCCTTACGGGTACCCCTTACCGCCGCCGCCGGTTAGGTAACTCCGGCCGCGCCCCGGTAGTTTAGCCGCGGGGTTACCCCCCGGGGGTATAAGGGGTTATACCGACTTCTAAGTAGTAAAGGTCCGTAGCCTAGTTAGGCTACTAGTAGCCTAAGCGGTAAACGGCCGCCGGGCGTAGCCTAAACGGTAAACTTCGTATACGCCCCGTCGGGCTAAGGGGTACCGACCGAATACCGGGGGAGGGTATAGCCCGACGGGGCGGTAAAAAGCCCCTATTAGCGGGGAAAACGTAGGGCTCTACGGTATACCCTCGAACCCCCGGCTAGGATGTTTGCGGGTACCCTTAGGGGGTACCGGCCGCGTTTACTAGTTAGGCTACGTTTACCGCCTAGTAAACGTTTACTAGTTAGGCTACGAAAATACGCGAAGGGTCCCCTATTGCGGTGTGACACGCGTCCATCCTTTTGGAGCTCTGTTATCTTCTCGGTAAATTACTCGCATTTTGCACATCAATATAGATGAGCTACAGTACCCTGTTACGAAGAGAAGGGAGCAAGACAATGCCCAACAGCCTCGGTCCCGGACAGAAAATTAAAAATCCAACAAAGGAACAACAAGAAAATCTAACAAAATCGGATAACGCTCTACGAAACAATCGAAAGAACCGCAAACGTGAAAGAATAAAAGCCTCGCGGCCAAAAACCAGGACTCTCCCCAGCATCAAAATCAAGAAAAAGAGCACGAAAGAAAACGGGCCATACGGACCAGAACGCTGGAAGGACCCGGACAATCCTGAAAGCATGGAGAATCGCCCAACATTCTATGAAGTAAGAAAGCCGAAGGGAGCAGCGAGAATGGTAGGTGAAATCTGTGGGGCCAAGAAGAGGGCAAAGAACGGAGGCGGAGCTTGCGGTATGCCGCCAGGGTGGGGAACGCCTCACCCCGGAACAGGACGGTGCAAATACCATGGGGGAAATGCTCCGACGCACCTCAGAAAGAGTTGGAACGACGAGCTGAACCGACTACTAGGAGCAGAATTCGAGATCGACCCGTTAAATGCGCTCTTGTGGCTGATACGGATGTCGGCAGGAGACACACTTTATTGGCGTCAAGAGGTTGTGCGCTTGCAGACAATCCACGAACAGACCAACGGTAAGAGTAAAACGGCTACCGTTACAAATACAGACGACAACCCGTGGTACGCCGAAGAGACCATCATGGGGCAGCAGCTCGTGCTCGCTGCCAAGAAGTACGAGCAGGCTCAAGAGCGGCTAGCGAAGCACGCCAAGATGGCGCTCGATGTCGGGCTGAATGAACGTCTAGTGCGAGCTGCCGAGATGTACGGAGAACTAATCAGTAGACTTGTGGAGGGCATCCTAACAACCCTAATCTGGGACAACCCGAATATTCCACAGACCCTACGCAACAAGCTCCGTGATCAGGCAGCGATCATCGTACCACAGAAGTTGATGATGCTCGACAACACCCAGCCACAACTCGGCGACCCGAGTCTACCAGTCATCGAGCATGGCTAAGCGATGCGAAAAGACCGGGAAGAAGAAGTACCTCGACGCCGGTAAAGCAGCAGGAGACCTCAAGCCAGGTGTGTACCGCGGACTATACCTCTGCATGTATTGCGGGTTCTACCACATGACCAAGCGCAAACAGCTCAGACAGCGGGCTGGCGCACGCTAGCCGACCGCTCAGCTAGGCTTCACCACCGTCAACCAAGAGAGGAGTAATGGAATGGCTGTGACAGCGAAGTTCAAGGTGGCAAGAAAGTCGAATATGAACTGGGCTCACGAAGTTGAGCTAGTTCCTGATTACGGCGAAGGCCGTAATGCCGAGTGGGCTGCAGCGACACCCGCAGGCATGATTCGTTTGACCATCAAGAACGAGCTAGCTGCTGATCAGTTCGAAGAGGGACAGGCGTACACAGTCACCTTCGAGAAAGAGTAGCAGCACAATGACTCTACGGTGAGTGCGGAGGGTGTCCTCGGCCACCAAGAGTCTAACAGCCAAGTCCATAGATCTCCAGAAGGTACCAAACAGAGCCGAAGGAGGGTAGTAAAGATGATCATGAACCGGAATGACTGGAGTAAAGCGAGAGCAAGAGCCGAACAACTAGCTGATCAGCTAGGTTGTTGTCTCCTGGGTGTCTCCCTAGCGCTGGAGCATGGTCGTACTAGATACTTTGCTCGACTGCTGCTCTTCGACGAAGAGCTGAAGGTCGAGCTGACAGCGTGATCTCATGAGTAGCATCAGGATGGGTGACCCGCTCACCCCTTGCACAGAGCGGGAACTTGACGGCACACACGAGTGGGTAGCAGTCCAGCAGGCAGGCACAGGAGACCCGAAACCCAACGCACGCTACTGTCTGAACTGCAACGCCTTCGATCCGGGCCCAATGGATCTGTACGTCACCAAGAAGGACAGCCTCGTACCCATTTTCCCAGCAGCGACAAGATCATTCAGACGTATCGTAGGTCACAACCCCGACGACACCACACCGAATGTCGATCCAGAGACGAGTACAGGAGACTTCTGATCGCTACTGAAACTAAGAAGGGTCTCTCTGAGCTAGAGCTTGGAGCGTTGCTACAGCTGGCGGAAGGTCTGTCAATTGCTGAGTCGTGCGCTGAGAGCCATGTTGGTCCTGACACGATCAAATCTCGTCGCAGGAGTGCAATGAGAGCTCTCGGTGCAAGGAACAGCTCCCACGCGGTAGCGCTCGCCTACCACAAGGGGATTCTAGAGCCATGTCAGTCATAACTTCCCGCCCAGGTCTTCCACCGGGAACAGGGCAGAATGCTGCTGATAGGCTCTATCCGCGCTCTAGTATGTACCTCGAGAATCCAAAGATGTGGATGGAAGATGTCCTCGGAGAGTTCATCTGGTCGAAACAGCTCGAGGTCATAGAGTCCATCAGAGATCATAAGCAAACAGCAGTCAAGAGCTGCCACGCGAGCGGGAAGAGCTTTATCGTCAGTCGCGCAATTGGTTGGTGGATGGATCCGCGAGTACACAAGCTGGGCAGTGCATTCTCACTCACTACCGCGCCCAGCTGGCCACAGATTGAAGCGATCCTGTGGCGCTACCTCAAGAGGGTTCACTCGAAGGGTAAGCTGCCAGGTCGTATCGCGGGAGATTGTCAGTGGCACATGGCAGAAGCTCACGCTAAACGGAAGATCGGAGATAGCACTGAGGAACTCATTGCTATGGGTCGGAAGCCTGCTGATTACGATGAAGACTCTCTTCAGGGAATCCACGCACGCTATGTGCTCGGGGTGATCGACGAGGCTAACGGAGTTCCCAAACAACTCTTCGATGCAATCTTGTCAATTACCACCAACGACGACAGTCGTGTAATCGCTATCGGAAACCCTGAAGACCCCAGTTCACACTTCGCTGAAGTGTGTAAGCCAGGATCAGGATGGAATGTCATCACAATTCCGGCCTGGTGCACTCCGAACTTCACCCAGGCTGTCTGCGAGCTCTTCGAGCGAGTACGCATAGGACCAGAGGAATCAGTTCCTGAAGACATCAGTAAGGAACTAATATCCCCTAACTGGGTCAAAGATCGTGCTAAGGACTGGGGGATTGGCTCTCCTAGCTGGCAAGGAAAGATCGAGGCTGAATTTCCAGAGGTCACCGATGATACTCTACTCAGTCCTAGAATGATCAAGAAGGCGATTGCTTGCCAGCAGCCGGGCCTCGAGCCTGGCCAGTATGGTGTAGACATCGCTCGATTCGGCACAGATCGCAGCGTGGTCTATCGAAATCGTGGCTTCCATATCAGACTTGAAGATGACTGGGCAAAGCTCGATACTGAAGAAAGTGCTGATAGAATCGAGAAGATTCTTAGAAGTCATGGTGCTAAGAAGCTCGCAGCCAATATCGACGCCATTGGCGTAGGTGCTGGTGTTTTCGACAAGCTCAAGCACCGAGGGCTTAATGTCAGAGCGATTTACGGTTCTGAGAAGCCTAGAAATGCGAAGCGATTCCGCAATCGTCGCGCAGAGATCTATTGGACCTTCAGAGTGCTGATGGATGACGGTTTGATCGATCTAGACCCTGATGACGAGCTTCTGATCAATCAGCTAGGCTCCATCAAGTGGTGGGAGAACGACGCCGGGCAGATTGTGATCGAGAGTAAGGACGACATGAGGGATAGGGGATTGCCGTCCCCAGACCGTGCTGACGCTTGTGTCCTTAGCATCGTCAAGCGTGGTTCAATCAAGGAAGACGAGCACAAGCTCGGAGGAAAGAAAAAGAACAATTCAATCGCCGGTGACCTTCTAGACATGGTCATGTGAAGGGAGCAAAGATGGAATGGTACGAAGAGCCGTATAAGGGTGGTCCGATGGTTGTGGTGGACGGTTTCCCACGATCACTTTATCCACCAGACGCTGTTGACGAGAATAAGGCACCCTCTCCACCAGGACCTGATGTGATGGCGTACAAGCGCACAGTCTGTCGTGCCCAACGCTGGCTGCCATGGGATCCTGATAACTGGGACGAATATTTCAACAACAAGTTTTCACACGGCCGAGGTACGGGAATGGTCAAAGATTCTGGCGTTGCGGGCGTTCAGCGGCAGCAAGGAATCGAGCCGACAGGATGGATTGGAGCAAGTACATTTAACTTGCTTCGCTCGATCAGAGTACCCACAGGGCCAAATGAAGGACAGATGGCAATGGACTCTGTTGCTATCAGTTTGATCAATGAGGCATACAAGATCTGGCACCCTTCAACTCTTCCTGAGCCGCATCCAGACCCCACAGCGATTCAGCTTCCGACCAATTTCACAGCGACTCACATGACTGCCGGTCTGGACGGATATCCTGCCATAGATGTCTTCGGCAAAGCCGGACAGAAAGTCCTCTGCCCCTCTGACGGTTCAGTCAGGAGACTGTCAGGTCGAGATCCGATTGAGGGCGGTGTTCCGGGTTCAGCCTACGGATGGAGCATGTATATCGTCGCAGACCATGCTGACTACTATCTGACTCACTTCGGTTCAAGAGCTATCTCTCTGAACCAGGAGGTCAAGAAGGGTCAGCTGATTGGCACGATCTGTGATGCAGCGGTTGCTGGGATGCCAACAAGCTCTTCACACATCCACGAAGGAAAGAGAGAACTGTGATGGACTCAGTCAGAGTCAGATACGTGCTTAGAGCCACCGTGGCGGCAGCACTCGCGGTACTTGCTGTTTTGAAGGCCAGCATCGGTGAAGGTCTGACATCAGCTGAATGGGTTGATCTGGTTTATGCTGCTGTCGGAACTTTCGGGGGATATCTGGGACTGGGAGCTCTCATTCCTCAGGTTGAGCCTAATATTGGAGTGAAGAAGCGTGGCTAGGCCAAGAATCACAACCACAGCAGGCTCTAAGCCTCCAGTCAATGAATTGGGGACGATGGGTACTGTGATGGGCGGTGGCTTCGGTGGAGCTACTCCTGCTTGGTCCGCCTACGTAGACACCAAGGAGTATGTCCCTGACATCACTTGGCCGAACTCTGTACGAGTATACAACGAGATGAGGACTGATGCACAGATCGCGGCTCTGTTCTTTGGGATCACAATGCCGATTCGACGCTACAAGTGGCTGATTGATGCCAACGGAGCGAGCCCTGACAGAGTTCAGAGACTTGCTAATAACATGAACCTGGACATCAAAGACGAGGAGCCACTCCCGCGCGGGCGTATGAAAGACCGTTTCAGTCACGATGCGCACCTACGTCGCTCATTACTCGCGCTCTTCTACGGTCACATGTTCTTCGAAGACATCGGATTCATTGATCTGGATAGTCTCTGGACTCTCAAGCATCTTCGTGAGAGAATGCCAGAGACCATTCAGCAGATCAATGTAGCTCCCGATGGGGGTTTGGTCTCGATCAAGCAGTGGGATCCGAAGGCAAAGGAGATCCCTGTTGACAACCTTGTCGCCTATGTCTGGGACGGAGATGGCGGTAACTGGGTTGGAAGGAGCTTGTTCAGAGAGTGTTACAAGAACTGGCTCATCAAAGACAGACTCCTTCGTATCGATGCCATCAATCACGAGCGCGCCGGTGGAATTCCTATGCCGACTGCCGCTGATGATGCGAATCAGGATGATGTCGATGCTCTGGCAGCACTCGCCTCAAGGATCAGAGTTGGTGAGGACGCAGGAGGAGCACTTCCTCCCGGTACTACCTGGAATCAGATCAGAAGTAGCGGAAGTGATGTGATCGCCTCTATCCGCTATCACGATGAGGCGATGGCCAGAAGAGTCCTGATGATGGTCGCGATGTTGGCTCAAGGTGGTACGACACTTGGGTCGTACTCTCTCGGTGAAGTCTTCAGCGATTTCTTCTCGCTGGGCCAGGAAGCTATCGCCAACTGGTATCGCGACACTACACAGGCATACTTCATCGAGGATTACTGGGACTGGAACTACGGTCCTGAAGATCCGCTCGTCCCCCTGCTCGTCTACGACAAGCAAGTCGATGAAGCACTCCCAACAGTAGACTTGGTAGCGCTCGTCGATGCTGGTGTCCTGATTGCTGATGACGAGCTTGAGGACACACTCAGAAAGCAAAAGAAACTTCCGCCTCGTGGTACAAATCCAAGAATTCAATCTTCGTCGACGAGCAGCGGCGGAGCGACGTCGGATGGAGGGGAGTCGGTGAATGCTCCCTCCGCTACCCCTCCGTCCGACTGATAAGGAGGGAGCGAACATGCCAGGTGGGACAGCAGGAGCTAGATTCAAGGCATCAGGGGCTGTCGTAGTTTGCTGCGTTCATGGTCGAGCCAAGCGTAAGGTTGCTGATCTGACCTTCGACCGCTCAAAAGAGAAGGTGCAGCTCTGTCCCTGTTGTGAGAATCTCTTCACGACAGTTGACGACACACCCAGACAATGCGACAGTTGTGGTGGTTTCCCGATTCACCTACCGGCCGGTCCAATTCCTGAGCCGAAAGGAGTTATTTCATGAGTGTGATCGAAGAGAGAGCGGTATTCCTGTGTCAGAACACGATGTGTACACTGGGATCACGCAAACAGGAGGGGAGATTTGCTGGAGGGATGACTCCTGAAGGTCGAGCTCTTCTCACAGGTGAGCCTGTCGAGAGCTTCGAAGAGGGCGTTCACTTCGGCGAGGGGGTTTGTCCGAATTGTGGTGTGCTCGGGCTATCGACAGCTGATGAAGATGGTAACATCCAAGTGCACAAAGTTGTCGAAAAGGTAGGAGACCCACATCAGGATCTTCACGACGAGATCAACACCAGAGTTCTCGACAAGAAAGACCCTCTAACAGCAGTTGACTCTCAAGAGATCTTGAAGAGTGCTGTTGAAGCTCGGTTGCATGCAGAGACTGAGGCCAAAGCATTCGAGGAGGTCAGTGATGCGGAGTAACGGTGGAGTGATTCTTCCCGGTCAGCAGTGGCATTTCTTTGAAGCTCTAAAGATCGCAAGGGCTGTTCGAAGGAATGGTTATGCCAGGTCAAGCAAGATCGACAAGATGCTTCATGAATTCATGGCTGAGATCTTCCCAGAGGAAGGGCTTAACATCTATCTTGGCCAGTTCCCAAAGAACGATACACGGCTGACATCGATTTATTTGTGTTTGTTCTCATCTCAGACTGCCTCGACAGTCATCACCGAGGCTCAGACGATGGCGAACATCACAGAGTCAGCCTGGACGAACTATGTGCGTCAGGAGCTTGCAACAGCTACCTGGGGAGCGATTGCTGATGATGGGACGACAGGTAGGAAGACGACCTATCCGCAGGTCACATTTCCGACTGTCGGTGCTACAGGTGGGACGGTAAACGGTTTCTTCTACTCTGATATCCTCTCAACCACAGGCGACAAGTGCGTTGCCCAAGTGAACTTCGATGATCTGACGGCAGTCGTGCTCGCTCAGAACGACATCATCAAGGTGACACCTGCAATCGAACTACTTCACTAGAATGAAGAAATCTCTAGTCATCTTGTCTCTGCTGACGGGGTTGGCTCTTGCCTCGTCAGCAGCACCCGCGAAACCGACAGATGGCTCCTGGCGCACCTACTCACAGAATTTCAACGAGCCTGTCGAGCAGTGGACGCAAGGTGGTGCGTTGCAGCGAGACTTCTCTCTGTGGGTCGTGAACCCATCATTCCACGGCTTCAATTACGAGTGGTGCTTGTGGGACTCTGACGATCACATGGAGATGTCATTTTCAGGTGTGTTCGAGCCAGGCCACACGGCGTCGATCACGAAGTGCTTTTACGCCGACACTGGGGAGGACATCCACTACGCCCGGTCTGCCACTGAAGACATCGAGGTAACGGTGACGGTCAGATCTGGTCCGCATACTCAGACCGTTACCGGGGAGCATGTCGCCTGCATCCTCGGCCCGGACTACGACCTTGACGGCGACGACATGCAACCGATCGAAGGGTCGAACGCCGACCCCGCCCTGTGGGGCAAGGCCGTCCTCTCTTACGTGACGTTCACGGCTACGAATACTGGACGCAAGAAGCAACACTCGTACGGATACGCCTACTATGGCTTCTACGTCAACCAAGGGCCGGGTGGCGGCGATTGTCTTCTTGGTCAACGATTCGGGTATGACCCCGCGTGGCGTCTAGGGGCAAGTTGACTGATATCGAGAATTTGCGTGCAGAGATCGTCTCGCTGACTGTAAACAAAGATCAGCACGCAGACACTCTCGTGTTGTGGGCAAAAAGACTAGATACACTTTCAAGCCCTTGGTGGAAGCGTCTTCTGTTCCGCCTTGACGGGTGGCCTCCGTGGTGGACAGTCGCTCAAAAACCTAGATGGCGTCCGTGGCGTCGGTGGTGGGTGAGTTAGATGTCAACAACTACTTTTCTTCGAATTGCGCCAGCATCTGCCCACCGAGGCACAAATACTGCCAACCTCGCCGGAGCTGCATCTGGGTGGATTGCCAAATTGCTGTCTCCTACGGCCGGGACAACTTTGGTTGCTCATTCTACGGCTACTGTTGGTGGGGCAACTCTTGGCATCGAGGTTACTGAAGGTATAGGTGGTTTGCCATTCGAATTTTTGTCTGAGCCTGTAGACCAGGACTTTACAATGTCTGGGACGATCACCGCAAACTTATGGGCCTCTGAAAGCAGCATGAATGCGAATGTGGCAATTAACGTCGTAATCGACAAGGTAGCTGCCCTAAACGGTGCAATTACCAATGTTGTGAAAAGCACTCGGGTGACAGAAGTTGCGGTTACAACCAGGGCTGTCAACAACTTCACAACTGGAATGACTGATGCCGACTACACCGATGTTTCATTCCTCAAAGGTGACAGAATCAGAGTTCGAGTATTCGGTGATGATGCTGGAACAATGGGCTCTGGATTCAACTTTAGCCTTGGATTCGATGATGATGTTGGTGGGGCTGATGGTGACAGCTTCATCACCTTCACTGAGACGTTTGGATTCATAACAACTACTCCAACAGGTTCAACTCTCTACTTGAAAAACAATGAACCAGGTGAAGGATTCGTTCAAGATACGGGATGGGTAGTTCCAGGTGCGTTTTCAAGTGCTGATAATGGCGGCGGTGCCGCATGGGCAAGTCCAAGCAATGCTGCATCGAGTGATGATGTATACACAACCTCGGTCACGACCCCTACTCTTCCGACTGATTACTTGTATGGGAAGCAACTTGGTCTTGCCTTACCTGCTGGTGCTGTGCCATTTGCTCTAGAGGCTGAAATAGAAGGAAAAGTAGACGCCGGGACTGATTTTGCCGATGTTGTTTTTGTTGGGGCTGACGGAACGACCGCTCTTTCTCAAACTCTGTCGCTTCCGCTGGGAACAGCTGAGTCAGTAGCTACTATACTGTTCTCTTCCGAATATTTCACTCAGATTTTGACAGAAGCGATTGTGGAAGATGTTGACTTTGGTGTTCGCATTTCATTTCCGTCAGGATCCGACATAGCTATTAGCATAGACAGAGTTCGTGTAAAGGTCTACTACACTCTAGGAAATGGGCAACCCTATGAAATGTGGACCGCAAGAGGAAATGGAGGCGCAGCTAATATTGGTTGTGACACCGTGGCGGGTTGGGCAACTCCGGTTCAGTTCAAGCGATCGTCGTCTGGTGATCCTGGACAACTTCTTGTAGAGTGGTATTCAAAAACAGTAGAGGCTTTCACCCTTGGCTCTCTTGTGTTGGCGAATATCAGAGCCTTCGTCAGCAATGCTGGCGCCAATGCGAGTCTAAAGGCTGAGATAGCAGTTTGTGACAGTGATGGAGGGAACGCCTCAACATGGGGAATCGCTAACATAGAAGCCCTTACGACCAATGGCTCTGTTGGTGAAATAGGAACTTCGGATGGTGCTTACGAAGCGTGGATTTCTGGCGATGATGTCTCTGTTACTGCTGGGAAAAGAATACGATTGCGTCTTTACCTCGATGATTGTGGAAATACTTCTATGATCTCAGGGCACAATGCTCAGATTTCATTTGATGGTACAACAGGTGGTGCGGCTGGAGATTCATTCATCACCTTCACCCAGACAATCACTGAGCAATCTCTTGTCACTGTACCACCACCACCGATAATTGTTCCTAGCCCCGCTGTCACGCGCGCTTCGCGCTGGTAAAGGAGGATCATGTATTACATTCACGTTCGAGACGAACATTTCAAGATTCCACCGTGGCCAGGTGAACGTCGTCTAGGGCCGTACAGCAAGGAAGATGCTGAGACCCAATTTGCACACGACCAATCTCTTGGAAATCTTGATGTTGTTGGTGTGTTCTCTGAGCAAGAGTCAGAAGCAAGAAATAACGATCTTTTGGAGGAGTGGTCAAATGTCAGCTCCTGAGTATTCAATTCCCACTGGTGGCGCGATCACTCTGACTGCTGCCACAGCAAAGTCGATTTTGGGAGCGAAGGCACATGCGAACTCAGGTCTTTTGCTCAGAAAGCTGAAGATAGGAGTGCTTGGTGTCTCTGCCTCAGCTGTTCCGGTGCTCATCGAAATCTGCTACTCAACCTGGGCCACCAACTCGCCAGGAACTAACTCGACATCGGTCACACCAGTTCAGAAGAATGGTCGTGTGCTCACGGCTGGGTTCACTGCTGGAAAGACCTGGACTGCTGAGCCCACAACTCTTACAGTCATCGACGAGGCTACAATCGCCGCTTTCATGGGAGTACTGTGGTACGACATTCCTCTTGGTGATGAGTACGACTGTGCGCTAGCAGAAGGTTGGGCAATCCGTGCGAATGCTCCAGCAGGTGTAGATATTCGAGCAACCATGAGTGTGAGTCGCTGTTAGATGTCACGTCTCGGTCGCGCACAGCCAGCACCACCAATTATTCGTAAAGGTTTCAGCCAACCTCCGGAGACTTACAACAAATCTGGCGTAGCGATGTCTGGTGCAACTGCGGCTGGCGCAGATGTTTCTGAGTTCGTAGAGTTTGGGACCGCGAGGGCAGTTGGGCTTGGAGCAGGGGAGGGAGCTTGGGAAGCTGTAGAAGCCGGTACAGCTTTCTCTGGTGCGACCGCCACAGGATCAAGGACGACAGAGAAGTCTAAGAATGGATTGGCGATAGCTGGAGTTCAAGGCTCTGGAGCGGATGTTTTTGAGGCCGTTGAAGCGGGGACTGCAATGGCTGGAGCGCAAGGAACCGGCGATCAGCAAAAGGAGATAGGCCGTGGCGGTACTGCTATTGCCGGCGCGCAGAGTACTGGGACAGATGTCTTTGAAGCGGTAGAGGCTGGTACTGCCCGTGCTGGAGTGCAATCTCAAGGTGCAGATGTTGCTGAGCACTCAGAGACTGGAACAGCGATAGCTGGTGCAATGAGTGCAGGGATCGGTATCAAAGAATCTGCTGGTAAGAGCGGCATGGCCATTGCGGGAGCAACTTCTACTGGCGCTGATATTTCAGAGTTCTCTGAAATGGGTACAGCTGTTGCAGGTGTGCAAGGATCTGGAGCTAGTGCAAAGGAGTCTGCTCCGAAAGAAGGAACAGCGATTGCAGGGGCAGTCGCTGCTGGTGCTGATGTTGCTGAATACTCTGAGACTGGCACTGCTGTCTCTGGTGCACAAGGCTCTGGCCAGAGTAGTGCTGAAGGAACGAAGACAGGTACTGCTCGCTCAGGAGCGTCAGCGACAGGGGTCGCTCAGGAAGAGTATTATGAAACAGGAACTGCTGTCTCTGGAGCAACGGCGTCAGGAGCAGACATGGAGGAGCGTAGCAAAGCGGGAACAGCCATAGCTGGTGCAAGAGGGTCTGGTGCAAAAGCTTTGGAGTTTGTCCGACAGGGGGCAGCGATAGCAGGGGCGCTCGCAATAGGTTTCAGGAACATCAATATTGGTAAGACTGGAACTGCTATTGCTGGAGCGCTCGCTCGTGGAATAAGGACTCTGATCGCAGCGATCAGATTTGGGACTGTGCGAGCTTCAGATGAAGCAGTAGGTACCATAGAGTCAACGACCCTCAGTGCTGCGACAATTGATGCTGAAGACTTTGAGGGACCATCAATCGAGGCAAAGGACTCCCTGATATGACAAAGATGTATGAGCCCGGAAATCTTGTGATCCTTCAGGGGGTATTCAGACAACGTGACAAAACCCCTCTGATTCCTACTGATCCAGAGTGCAATGTGAAGCACCCAGATGGAATAACCTACACAGCAGTAACTCTTGATGCAACACTTGATCCAGGTGTGTACGAAGGAAGTTTCCTCATAACATTGGAGGGTACACACTGGTATGAAATCCAGTGTACACTGCCTATTCCGGTGAGAATCGAGAGGAGCTTTGTTGTCGGCCCTGAGCGGGTGATAGCGCCGTAAGTAGCCAACGGCCGACAGGCCAGCTATAGTGCCCAGCAACCAAGGGAGGCCAGAATGGCAAGCAAAGTCGAAGGTACGAATGCCAAGCCGATCGGAGACAAGACCGAAGTTCCGCAAGGATCAAGCGATGGTGCTCATCCTCCGAAGCTGATCCAGAACTTGCCTGCAATGGGTCCGTACTACAAGCAGCCTGGAGCAAACGGAGGTAAGAAGGCGTAGCAATGCCTCCGTCGCTAGTAACCATCCCGAATGTTCCTCTCGTCGAGGTCGGATACAAGTGGCCAGCGATGAACGGTCCAGTAACCTTCACACGAGAGGATCTCGTGGATGCAGTAGCGGCTGCGAATAACGATCCGACCCTACCCAGTCCTCGTTTGAAGTTGACGTACAGTGAAGATACTCACGGCGATGCAATTACTGAACCTTGCTTCGGTCGTGTCACTAACATGCGTTTTGATGAGGACGAACAGACGGTTTACGGAGACTTCGAGGGAGTTCCTGCTTGGCTCGCTGAAGTTCTACCGGCTGCATATCCTAGTCGGTCAGTTGAGATAGTTCACGGAGTCAAGACTGCTTCAGGAGGAACCTGGCAAGCTGTAATCACAGCAGTCCAGCTTCTTGGAGTTGAATGGCCAGGTTGCATGTCGCTAGAGGATCTTCCGCTGTACTACGGCGACAAGAAGCCAAAAGATGTTGTGCTCAAACTAGGCACAGCGATGGTGAAGGGAGGAGAGCAGTTGTCAAGAAGCCTGATGTCAGTCAATGTCGATGATGTTCGTCGGGCGTACTACGAGCTGCTCGAGTCCGAGGGGAACTATTCATGGTGGTGCAAGGCGGTTCTTCTCGAGCCCGACCAGCTGGTGGTGGAAGACGAGTGGGAGGGTGAACTGTATCTCGTCGACTTCACCATCGGGGACGATGATGAGATCAGCTTCGGGAAGCCGAAGGAAGTCAAGGTCAAGTACGTCCCAGTTCCGAAGACGAAGACAGAGAAATCGAATGCTGCCAGCTATCTAGTGGCGGGGATCGAGCAAGCAGGACGTAAGGTCATGGCCAGCTACGCGACCGCCGAAGAGTCTGGTCGCGTCACAAGACCCGAAGGAGGCCAGAGCATGGACGAAGAGAAGCGAAAGAATCTCGCTGCCAAGCTGGGTCTCGCCGAGGACGCGACGCTGGAGCAGATCAATTCGAAGCTCCAGACTCAGGCACTCGGTGATACGCCAGCAGGAACTGATCCCGATACCGAAGCCGGTAACGGTAACGGTAACGGTACCGAAGACGATACCGAAGACGATACTGATAACGGCGACGGTGAAGAGACCGAGGCCGGTAAGAAGCCGGTGGTGTCGCACTCGGCAGCGGACACGGTAACACTCGACAAGAAAGCGTATGAAGAGCTCAGAGCAGGTGCCGCCGATGGCAGAGCAGCTCGTGCCACTCAGCTCGAGTCAGAAGACGGTGCATTCCTGTCTGCTGCACTAAAGGAGGGTAAGTTTCCTCCTGCCAGGATGGAACACTGGCAGAGCTACATGAAGTCAGATCGCGAAGGTGCTCGTACGGCGATTGAAGCTCTGTCTCCTGGTCTGATTCCCGTCGAAGAGCGTGGCACTCAGACACCGTCCGAGCTGGCAGCTGGAGGGGAAGCTTATCCCAGAGGTTGGTTCCCTGAGCTCGCGGCCAGAGAAGCGAAGTTGAAGCATGAGGCAGAACACGGTCACCAGGGTGTTCGTGTCTACAACGAGAGGGTGATCTAAGTGGCAAACGATTGCATCCCGATCTACGAGCCTGGCGGTACCATCACCGCTCATTGCTCGGGCGCAGTCACAGGTCGTAGATTTGTGAAGCTCACAGCAGATGCACAGGGTGGTGGCTTCATCGGTCTAGACTCTGATGCGCTTGGCGGTAACATCGTTGTCGGTCCTTGCACAGCGACTGCTGAGAGAGTCCTCGGTGTCGCAAACAGAGATGCAGCCTCAGGGGGTAAGGTAGGAGTTCTTGCAACTCCTGGTCTCGTTCTTCCCTGCGAAGGTGGAGCGGCGATCTCAGCTGGTGTGGAAGTGATGGTTGACTCAGTTGGTCGTGTGATCACTTTCGCAGTGGCTGCCAACCGTTACTCAGTCGGCATTGCTCTTGCTGACTGTACAGGGATCGGCGCAATTGCTGTCGTCAAGATTCATGGCCACTCGCATCTCGGACCGGCGGCGTGATGACTCGTAGAGAGGAGGAAATCATGGAAGGCATTCTGAGCTACGAGTCGATGTCGAAGCTTTCGTTCGCGCAAGCAGTCGAGCATCCTCTCGGTCCTCCGACTGTCAGCGGTACCAGCTATACCGTCGACATTGCCCTCAACCAACCGACCAGGATCACACAAATGATCATGGATCTGACTCTTCAGCGGTTCATCGCTGACAGAGTCTTCACATCGGCTGGGGGAGTCACTGGCGGCGCAGTGGTGTACGACGTTCTGACCACCAACGAGCTCTACCTCGATCGTGATGTCAAGCAAGTTGCTCCTGGCGATGAGTTCCCTCTCGTCACAGGTACTCGCTTGGCTCCCAAGGTCGCTGAGCCTGAGAAGTGGGGCGGGAAATACTTCATGACTCGTGAGGCAATCAAGCGTAACAACGTCTCGCAGTTCACGATGAGAACTCGCCAGCTCGGCAACACAGTCGTTCGCAAGATCAACCAGATCGCGATTGCTGAACTCGATGCTGCGATCACAACCTATGGCCAGTCGGTCGTGGGAAACAGCTGGGCTGATGTCATCACCGCAGGTTCAAGCGCATCGAACTTCAACCTGTGGCCGGCATTCGACTTCATGAACATCCAGACTCTGTCGGACAATGACGAGCTTGGTGTTGTCATCGATCTCTGGCTTCTGAATCCGCAGGAATGGCTCAGGCTTGGATCGATCTATGGCCAGGGACTTCTGGACATCCTGGCCTCGGCAGGACTCTCTATCTTCGTGTCTCCGCGTGTCACAGCTGGTGAGGCTTACGCGCTCGCTTCAGGCATGGTTGGAGAGATGAGGGTCGAGTTCCCGCTGGAAACCGAGACAGCAGTCGAGGGTGCTCCGACACTGCGTCAACGCACATGGGTTCAGACCTCGGTGTCCCCTGTGATGTTCGTCACCAACCCTTACTCGGTGTACAAGGTCACCGGGCTCGCAGCGTAAGGAGGATGACATGTCACTGAAGACAGTCAAGGTCAGAGCATTCGTGTACGCTCGTGTGGTTCCTCACCCGTATCTCGAGGGCCAGGTCAGCCACACAAGAATGGTTGCCAGTCGTGGTGAGCAGGTCGAGTGGGATGATCTGATCCCGAAGGACAGAGCTCGGGCTGAGGAGTTCGATGTGTTCTACAAAGAGGGCGAAGCGCAGGTCAATCGCCCTGGTGTAGACACAGCGGTACTAGACCTAAACGAGCCAACCAGCGAGGAGCCGATCGGTGAGATGACGATTGCTCAGCTGGCCGAGTGGATCGAAGGCGATGAGCCGACGATCAACGAGTTGCTCGAGTACGTCGGCAACGACAAGGATCTGGCCAAGAAGGTTCTCGAAGCTGAGAACCAGGCAACAGGGAATGAGCCTCGTAAGGGTCTTGTTCAGGGCTTGACAGCCATCGTTGGCGACGCCTAGTTAGATGCCGGTCAGCGAGTACACCCCAGGGATCGATGATGTCGGAGATCTTCTGCGCGCCCGAACATTCACTACAGGCGGACAGGAACTCGGTACATTCACTGAGGAGACTCGTCCAACTGACCAGCAAGTTCTGGGAATCATTGAGAAGGCAGCGGGGACAGTATTTCTGTCTATTGGAGATGACATCCCCGCTGCCCTCTTTTCGGAAGCGAAGCACGCAGTGACACTCCTTACTGCGATGATGATCGAACTCAGCTTCTATCCCGAGCAGGTGGCAGCTCAGAAATCAGCGTACGCAGAGTATAAAGAGCTCTACGAAGAGCTGATAGGCACGAGGGAAGAGCCAGGATCGCTAGTCCTGGCTGTGATCAATGCAGCTGAAGATGGAACAGTAGATGTTGTGACTCATCTTCCGAAGCCTACTGGTACCTTCCCTCCGACCAAGGAATTAATCTGGTGAGTGTCCACTTTGTAGCATTCGGATTCAAACAGTCCGCTGCCAATCTCCGCAAGATGGGCAGGGACGCTATGCTGTCAATGAAAGATCCACTGGACGAGATTGTAGACGACATCACTGAGATTGAAGAGACTGTATTCAACTCAGGTGGTCGTCGCGCTGGAGGATCTTGGAAGAGGGTAACACCGAGATGGCAAAGAAGGAAGGCAGCAAAGGGTCTCGATGCAAGAACAATGCATGCTACAAAGAGACTTCGCAGGTCTCTTACATATCGTGGTGACCCTGAAATGATCCAAGATGTCAGACCACTCGAGGGAACAATCCGCTTTGGCACCAAAGTTCCGTATGCTGAGATGCATGCTAAGGGTCTTCATGGAATGCCTAAGCGTCCGGTGATCACATTCACCCAGGGAGACAAGAAGCGCTGGGCAAAGAAGATTGCCAAGTTTGTGAAGAAGGAATATTCCGGTAGAGCCAGAACGAAAAGGAATCCATGAGCACTATCTTCGGGAATGTTATCTCGGCCAGGACTGTTGAGTGGGCTGTCCAAGGAACCCTTCAATACTGGCTTGAGACCTATCTCAGAGATCGTGAGATCAGTCTGGGAAAAGAAGAAGGATTCTATGCCAGACCGAGATCATACAAAATCGTGAACGCTTGGGACGACAAGAATCCTGAGCACGCTACTCCATTTATCGCCATCGTTAGTGACGGACTTGTCGACGAGCCCTTGCAAGACGGTGAGGGCGGTCTCAGAGCCGAATGGCGAATAAATGTTGGGATTGTCGTAGAAGCTAGTACAATAGAGGATGCAGAGTTCATCGTCAAGGACGTGTATCTTCCAGTTATCAGGATGATCCTGTTGCAGAAGCAATCGCTCCGCGACTGGGCTGATCCTGATGCTGAACCTCTTGGCATGGGAACTCAGTGGTACGACGAGCAATACCCTGACGTCACCGGGGACTTGGAGCGGTCGCTCTTCGCTGGGCTACAGCTCTTCAGTGTGATGGTCCACGAAGTTGTCAACAGGTACGGCGGTCCAACTTCACCCGCCGATCCTGACACCCAACCCGGCTCGAGCTGGGAAGAGTTTGAGAGTGGCTCAGTTCTTGTCGAGAAGGTCGACGAGGTATGAAGGGAGGGTTAGTGGATAAGTTCAGGAATGTAGGAGATCACCCCGAGAACCTCGCCGACGGCGGTGTGGTCGGAGTCGGTGAGTTCGCTGATCTCTCAGCAGAGGATCAGAAGGACAGCCACAACAAGGGTCTGATCGAAGATGGTAAGTTGATCAAGGTCCCGACCCGTGGTAAGGAGGACTGATGTCGTATCGTCCAGGAACAAAGGTCATCACTCAGACTACTCCTCCGCCGAGAAGTTCTCCGACGGACACAGGGGTGTTCTTTGTCGTTGGCCTCACCGAGAAGGGTCCACTATCAGCTGAGCTGATCAGAAGCCTTTCAGAGTACACAAGCAAGTTTGGAGCGAGAGTCTCGTACGGAATGTTGTACGATGCAATCGAGCTCTACTTCCGTGAGGGAGGGAACGAGGCATACCTCAGTAGAGTTGTCGGCCCTGCCGCTTCGATCGGTTTCAAGGATATTTATGACGCCGCTGGTAGCACAGGCACCGATGTCTCTCTCACAGCAACGGCTCTAGGTCCAGGAGCGTACAGCAGCACAATCACGGTCGACATCATCGCGCCTCTGGTTGCTGGCTTCAGAGTTCAGATCACCGTATCGGCGGTCATAGTCGAGACTTCACCAGATCTAGCTACGCAGGCAGACGCAATTGCTTGGGCTGCTAACTCGAGCTGGATCAGATTTACACTAGGTGTTTCTCCTGAGAACCCTCGAGTGCAAACTGGTGTGCTTTCAGCAGGAAGCGACGATAGAGCTAGCATCGTCGACTCGAACTGGCTAGCAGCACTTGATCGTTTCACCGCTGATCTCGGTCCTGGTCAGGTCGCAGCACCCGGCAGGGTCACTGATGTCGGTTACGTCCAGCTGAACGCTCACGCGATGAACAACAACCGTGTGTCCTTGCTTGATGCAACCGATACTTCTACAACAGCAACCATTCTTGCAGACGCTGTTGCTGCCAGGAGCAACGGTGACTTCGGATCGATGTGGTGGCCGTGGGTCAGAATCCCTGGTCTGACTTCAGGGACTTACAGAATCGTTCCTCCGTCTGCTCTGATCGCTGGTTTGATTGCACGCAGTGATGCTCAGAACTCAGCCAACGTACCGGCAGCTGGACAAAATGGAGAGTCACTGTACTGCGTTGGACTTAGTGTCGAGGGGCCAAACACCCCGAGTGCTCAAGTTCGTGATCAGCTCAACACAGCAGGCATTGATGTCATCAGGACAATCTTCGGTGGCATCAGAGCTTACGGCTGGCGCTCTCTCGTCGACTCAGTCGCAAACCCGGCTTGGAAGAACTTCGGCAACTCTCGTCTGAGAATGGCGATCACAGCCGAGGCTGGTGATATCCTCGAGTCGTTCTTGTTCAGAGAGATTGATGGTCGTAACTACACGATCAACGAGCTCAAGGGAGCACTTGTTGGGCTCCTTACAGACTACTACCAACAGGGATCGCTGTTCGGTGAGACTCCTGATCAGGCATTCTATGTCGATGTGGGAGCTCAGGTCAACACTCCAGCAACGCTAGCGAACAATGAGTTGCATGCGGTGATCTCTGTGAGGATGTCACCGTTTGCTGAGTACATCGAACTCATCATCGTGAAGCGTGCAATCAATGAGGCGGTGGTCTAGTCATGGCTGGCCCGACTCGTCAAGACACTCAGCGGATCACTCTGATGCTCCAGGACCCTGCGAACAATGTCTGGAAGGACTACGGAGTCTGGGACAAGAAGACGGGTGGTTCTGTTGACTCAGAGGACTACAAGTACAAGCCCGGAGGGATGGCTGCTCAAGTGTCTCTCGGTGGTACCAGGAACATCGAGGATGTCACACTCACTAGGCTCTACCGTCACGAGCGTGATCACCTTCGGTTCCAGAATCTCATCAATTGGACAGGGCGAGCTGAGTGTATCGTATCTCAGTTCATCTTGGATGTTGATGGGAATGTGTTCGGAAGCCCGATCGTCTGGCGCGGGAAGCTGAAGACCACGACTCCTCCGGAACATGACTCAGAGTCGAATGATCCCGCATTCATCGAGCTGGTGATTTCACCGACCAACGATCCGGTCGTAGTCTAAACAAGTAATAGGAGGGAGCGAACATGCAAGAGATTGATGAAGAAACAAGAGATGCCTTGCTCGAAGAGCCATCGGTGGCGCTCGAGCAGGACGAGGTCATAGACCAGAACCTGCTCGAGCAGCTCCGTCAGCGTCGTAAGGAGCTGTTCGAAAACAGATCGGCTTACATCTCGATCACTGGCTATGAGGATCTAGGTCTCGTTTGCCAGTACAAGCTGCTCGACAGTAAAGAGATGGATCGCATCGCTGAGAAGGTCAGGCGTCAAGTCAAGAATAAGGTCGACAGAGGTATGTTTACTGCTGTCGATACTTTCATAGAGGCGTGCGAGGGACTCTATCTCGAGCGTGAAGGGGCATATGTCCCATTCGATCCAAACCGTCAGGGATTCCCTCTGAAGTACGAACCAGCTCTTGCTGAGTTTCTCGGCTTCTCGGCCGACTCAGCTCGCAAGGTTGTGTTCGGACTATTCGGCGACAACGACGCAGCCATCGCAGGACATGCGATGAGATTGCAGCGATGGTTCATGAATACGAGCCGAGAAGCCGATGAGGATCTCCTGGGGGAATCCTAGAGGGACGCGATGAGATTGAAGTGGCTGCTCAGGTAGCTCTAGCCGGGATGGATCCGATTGAGTTCCTAACAACCACAGATTCCGACCGGCGGCTGGCTATGCAAGCAGTCGCCGTTCGTGTCTCATCGTTGTCCCAGAGACTGGATCAGAATCGAGCTCGTCAAATAGCCAATGCAATCTGGGGAGCTGTGAAGAAATAGATGTCAGCCGATGAGTGGGCAATCATCCGTCTTGAGTTGCAGAATCGCCGAAAATTCCAGGCTGATGCTGCTGCCGCCGCCAAATCTGTGGACAGGATTGATGACTCAACCAAGAAGCTAGGCGACTCACAAGCGGAGACCACTCGTCGTACCTGGCTGATGAACCAGGCTCTCTTCACAGTTCGTCGTCTGGTGTACGGCTTCACACTCGCGATCGGGGCAGCCGCTGTTGCGGTCGGATTCCTTGGATTCAGATTCAACATGATGATGGAGACTGCTCGAGTCTCCTTCCGCGTGCTGCTCGGCAGTGAGCAAGCTGCGGTTCAGGAGCTCGAGTATCTCTTTGAGCTCGCTGCTAAGACACCGTTCGACTTTCCTGGTGTGCAAGACGCTGCGAGGAAGCTTCTTAACTACGGATTCTCGCTAGACCAGACCAACAGGTACCTGGCAACCTTCTCAGATATTGTGGCTGGTTTTGGTGGAGACACCACAGTGATCGAGCGTATCGTCAGGGCATTCGGCCAGATGCGAGCTAAGGGTCGGGTGATGCAGCAGGAACTCAACCAGCTCTTCGAGGCTGGTGTGAACGCCACTGAATATCTGCGTAGAGCCTTTGGACTCACTGACGCTCAACTGCAAAACATAGGACGCTTGGGATTAGGTGCTGACGTTGCAATCGAGGCAATTGTCAGAGGTATCAGCCTCGACCCGAGATTTACAGGAGCAGCTGAGGCTCTGCAACAAACGGCGCAGGGTAGACTCACCACATTCCAGGACTACATCAGTCGTTTGTTCGGGCGCATCCTAACTAGACCATTTGAGATCTTTGGTACCAAGCTCGAGGCGACCAACGATGCTCTAGTGGTCCTAGACGAAACGATGCAGCGTAAAGGCTTCACTGCAATGATTACAACACTCGATGGCATTGTCGGTGCAAGCGGTCGGTTGCTAGCAACATGGATGTTCCTGATGATCTCGGGTAGAGCAATGGCTGTTCTGTTTACAGAGACGATCATTCCTGCATTCACGATTGCCTGGAGAGTCCTCGGTCCTGTGCTGATACCGCTGTTCCTGCTACTGGCCTACACTCTTGATTTTGCGGCTAATCACACTACGATCTTGAGGTACGCACTGGCTGGTCTGATCATATATCTCACTCTGACAAGAATGTCTCTTCTCACAGCAGCTGTTGCAGCCAGAACTTTCTCGTTAGCTATGTTTACTCTTGGTTTGATCACAGGGACGATCACACTTGCAAGAATTCTTCTAGCAGCCGGAGGGCTAAGAGCAGCACTTGTGTTGCTGTTCCCGAATGTAACCAGAGTAATCAGAGTTCTGAGGGTAATGGTTATCCTGATCAGAGGGGCAGTGGTAAGATCGTTGACACTACTCGCGATTAAGTTCGGTTTGGCGCGCGTAGGGGCATTCGCGCTGACAGCTGAATTGTTTGGACTTACTGCTGCGTTTAGGCTTCTTGCGATGGCTGTCCTATCATTCTTCTTGACGAATCCAGTTGGCTGGGCCATCCTGGCAATTGCAGCTCTTACAATCTTGTACTTCAAGTGGGAAGCTTTCCATAACCTGGTGAACAGGACATTCAACTTCATCAGGGATAACTGGCACACCATCGCGCTTGCCCTGATTCCAATGTTTAGACCAATCATTCTTGCTGCCGATGCGCTTGCCTTCATCATCAGGAATCTTGACAAAATCAAGAGTATTCCATCATGGGCAGCTAGACAGATAACTGGTGGACAGCGCGTTGCTCCAGGAGAGGATAATTTCTGGTCTGGGTTGATTACAGTCCCTCATTTCGCTAAGGGTGGAGTGATGCCCTGGTCAGGATGGGGTATGGTAGGTGAGCAAGGGCCAGAGATGATGTGGATGCCGCGTGGCGCTACTGTGGTGCCTTTGGATTCTTCCCCGAGCATGTCAGGGCTAGGTGAGTTTTCTATTGAGATTCCAGCGCCGGTACAGGTGATGCTAGACTCAGGAGTATTGGCTGAAGCTGTTGCCAAGATCAAACTCTCTAAGAGAGCAAGAGATTGAAGCCCTCACAGGTAACGATCAGGTCTGAAGACCCGGTTATCTCTGTAACTGGGCTGCTCGGTCCTGACGGTGCTCGAATCACTGACGGTTACGGTGGTTGGGAGATAGTTGAGAGACCTCGTCGTCAGGGAGTTACACTCTGGACAGGTCGTCCTCCGTTTACGATGACTCTCGACATCATCTTCGATGGTCTTAAGAAGCTTGATCCAATCGAGATTCTGTGTAGCTCTCTTGAGCGGCTTGCATTGCCTCCAAACGAGAGTGAAGAGCCTCCTGTGGTGAAGGTGACTGGGGTCCAGATTCCTCGTCCGGGGCTTCCCTGGGTAGTAGAGAATATTGCCTGGGGAGAAGCGATCAGAAACGGGTCAGGACGAAGGTTGCGACAAGTTGCAACTGTCACACTGATCCGATACAACAAAGAAGACCGTTTGAGGGAGCAGAAAGCCTCTGCTAGAGCTCGTTCTACTACGATGAATGGTCGTGTAGTAGAGGCAAAGTCTGGCAAGAGAATCTATGTAGCAAAAGCGAGTGATACACTCGCCAGCATCGCTGCTACACAGCTAGGTGACATCTCACGCTGGGCTGAGATTGGTGAACTCAATGACATTCGTGATCCTAGCAAGAGCCTGGCGAACAGAAGGATCAGGCTTCCATGAGTGCTGTAGACAAGACCAAAACACCTAGAACTCCTGCACCTAAGTTGCAAGAGAGTCAGCTCAATGCGATCATCAACGACGTAGATTTGAAGTCGTTGAATCTTTCCTTGAAGGGTTATGCGAGTGAATGGATCATCGAGGCCATAACTGAAGCAGTTGTGGAACGTACTTGTGAAGGTGCGAGCACTCTATCCATTACCGCGCTTGATCGTGATCGAGTGTTAATCAACAGTCCTTATCTCGCCTCTGATGTGTATACCGAGCTCGACGGGCTCTGGTTCGCCCTTGTCGGTGTAGACAAGAGTGGCGACTTCGTGACTCTCATCTGGGAGGATCGTGAAGTATACATTCTTCGAAAGTATAACAAGCCTAAGACAGCAGTGTGGGGCAAAACCACTAGAGCTAAGTTCATTCGTGACATGGTCAGAGAGGTTAAAGAAGTCAAGATTGACTTCATTTGTCCAGAGATAGGGCTTCTCAAACCTATCGGAACGGACACTTCTACTGACATTGCTGCCGACCTGAACAGGAAGCCAGGATTCGCAGACGCTCATGACCGAGCTAATGCTCGCGTAACTGTGAAGAATGTTCCAGCAGACCGAGAGCAAATGGAGATGATCTCAAGAGTCCTCAATGTTGGCGTGGCAATGAAGGTCAGACGCAAACTCCTTGTCTGTGCCGTCATGACGATCACAGTGGAGAGTAATGCTCGTAACCTTGATCACGGCGATCTAGATAGCGTAGGACTCTTTCAACAGCGCTCGAGCTGGGGGACAAAAGCTGAAAGAATGCGTCCTGAATACGCAGCTGGTAAGTTCTATGATGCGGCTAAGGATGCTGATTTGCAGTCACCGTGGGCTCAATATGGAGATCTCTGCCAGTCGGTTCAGAGATCAGCTTTCCCAGAAGCCTACCAACAATGGTTGACTGAGGCGAATCATACAGTAAAGAATTTCGGTGTAGCTGGGTCAGACGGTGAGACCTCAAGTCAGACCGAGAATAGCCAGGGTGTGTTGGTAGCTGAAGATGGAACTCTCTTCCTAGGAGGAGCAGCTGGAGCTGACTATCAGTTCACGAGAGGACAGTTCTCGCAAGGTCAGACTGGTCGTCAGAAGGTAAAGAGAGAGGACACTTGGTCAGCTTCTGGGCGGATGGCTGATGAAGTGAACTGGAGACGCTTCATCGTAAACGGAGACTTCTACTACGTCAGTGAGCCCTTCCTGTTCAAGAGCAGACCAAGATTGGTGATCAAGGACGAATACGATGAGTCCATCATCAGTCTCAACTTCAGATACGAAATTGGTCAGGCAAATGCTGAGGTTACAGTGACTGCATTCGCCAAGCGCTGGGCAGCACCACCCGGCAGCATAGTGCAGATCGATGACATCGGTGTACTGAGAGGTCGATGGCTGGTGACAACAATCAAAAGATCTCTCTTCAGTCCGATAGCGACGATCACTATGAAGAAGCCAAGACCAATCTTGCCTGAGCCTACGCAGGCTGAAGCATTTGACGAGTTCGGTGAGAGCACAGACCAGAGCGCTTCTACGGCTGCATTGGCTAGTGGCTATGTTGCCCCTCTTCCGACTGACGGAAATCTCGAGGTCAGTGAATTCACAATGCTTGATGGTGAAGAAGGAGCTCCCGATGACTTTGGTCGTCATCATCACGCTGGTAAAGACTGGTATGCACCTGCAAAGACACCTGTTGTTGCCCCGATTGGTGGTACAATCATTCGATCTGAGGACAGTGGCGGAGATCACACAAGTCAGAGTTTTGGCGGCGTTGTTGCAATGAAGCAAGACAACGGTATCGTTTGGCTGTTCAGACATGTTGAACCTACCGAGAGAAAAGTAGGTGCTAGAGTTCTGCAGGGAACTGTTATTGGTTACGTCTCTGAGTGGGACAAAGCTCCTGGAAGCACTCATGCTCACATCGAGGTCTGGAAGACTGAGGAGGGTGGATACGACTACGAGAACATGCTTGATCCTGTGAGGGTCCTGAAGGACGAAGTTGACCTCAAGGATTACTTCAAGCTAGGTGAGCGCAGCTATAAGGGACAGGGGGAAGTAGGGTGAGTTCGGTTAGAGACGATATACTTGCGGAGAGAGCTCCGCAGGTGCAGGGTGGTGCCTGGCATGCAATCATTGCTAGCGATCCAGGTGACCAAGATGAGAGGATTTACATCACTATCCCGGAGTTCTCAAATACGCTACAGTGGGGGCCATGTCGCTGGCAGGCAAGATCAGATACGGCATTGCCAGCTAGAGGAGACACTGCATTAGCGATGAGAAGCAACCGAGGAGAGTGGTGGGTGATCTCGTGGTGGCCATTCGATGACTGATATTCCGCACTTCACACTGCCCTTCAAGTTCAGAGCATTCGGCGGTGGACAGATTGTAGCTGCTGTGGCTGAGCAAGACTCAGAGGATGACATCTTCTCCTGCGTTGAACTGGTGCTGAGGTACAAGAGAGGGTTTAGACTAACCCTACCGACCTTCGGAGTAACTGACCAGATCTTCTTTAGCCCTGACTTCGACAAAGATAAGATCATAGAAGAGATCAACGAGTGGGAGTCCAGAGCTGATCTCAGTGTCGAGCATATCGATGACACTGTAGACGAACTCATTCACAGAATCTTGTTTACCGTATCGTCCCGATCAGAGGACAGCGGAACCGAACCGCACGAGGAGGTCTAGGTGCCAGGGTATATCGGAATTCCTGTAGATACGAATCCTGACGATCTAGCCCAGGACTCGTACGATTATCTTCAGTCGCAAATACCGGGCTGGGTTCCTCAAGAAGGAAACCTCGAAACCGTGATGATCGACAGCAAGTCTCGAATTGACGCTGAGATACGTGGGCTAGCGTCTCGTGTACCTAAAGATATCTTCCGGTATCTTGGCTCTATCGTGGGTCTTGCCGCGCTCGAGGGGGCTAAGGCCACGGTCAACTCTACCTGGACAATGATCAACAGCCTCGGCTATACGATACCAGCGGGAACGCTGGTAGGCATCCGCACCGCAGGTGACGAGCTTGTCACCTTCGAGGTTCTGATTGACTATGTCGTTCCTCCAGGTCAGACTGTCACTACTACAGGTGGTGTGACTCTCATCGCTATCGAGACTGGAACTCAGTTCAATGCACTAGGAGCTCCTTCCGCGGTCGCTGAGCTGATTACGCCATTGGACTTTGTCACAACAGTGATCTTGGTAGCGGCGACAGCTGGCGGTGCTGATGCGGAGACAGCTGACGAGTATCTCGATCGTTTGGCTGAGCGCATGTCAATCGTTGCGCCTCGCCCGATCATTCCTGCTGACTTCTCAACGATGGCAAGGCTAGTAGAAGGGGCAAATGTCGCGAGAGCTGTTACCATCGATGGCTATAACGCAGACTATAATGCTCTCACTGCTAACCAGGCTAGCGCCGAAACTGATGCGACCGGATGGGGGAATGCCGCCAACGCTACTCTCGCATCTTCTTCTGCGCAGGCTGCTGAGGGAACTAAGAGTGTATCTCTGACAGCGATCGCAGCCGCCGATATGGCAGCTCGGACCCCAACAGGACAGACACTTGCTGCGTTGCCGGGGCAGAAGTGGACTGGTGTGCTGAGCATCAGAGCCAATGCTACAACAAGGTCTTGCAAAGCTCAGCTGGTGTTCAGAGATTCTGGAGGTTCAATAGTCTCTGGTGGTACCATCGACGGTTCTGCTGCTTCTGACAGCAATACTGCATGGACTGTCTATACAGTGACTGGAACTGCACCAGCGAATACAGCTTGGATCTCTATTCAGTCATTCGTGACCGGGCCAGGAATCGGTGAAGTTCACTACGTTGATAAAGCGACACTCCACAAGGGTGACTCGACTGTCTGGTCTGCGGGTGGAACTGTAGAGACCGACAATGAGAGAATGATCACTGTCTTCCCGATTAACGAAGATGGAACTGCTCTGTCAGCTGGTGAGAAAGCGATTCTTGATGCATTTCTTGAAGAGAACAGAGAGGTCAATTTCATCGTCTTTGTCTCTGAGCCGAACTTCGCAGCAGTCAGTGTCACTTACGATGTGTTGGCTCTAGAGGGTGCAGATATTACAGATCTCGAGACTCGAGTGGACGCTGCGATAGGATCATATCTTGATCCTACAACCTGGGGTGTCCCGCCTCCTGGGTCAAACTTTGGCTCTAGCCAAGACTGGATCAACAGTACAAAAGTCTACTTCTGGGAGATGGTTCAAGTAATCGGTTCAGTTGCTGAGGTAGACAGGATAATCACACTAACTATTGGTCTGGTTGTCGGTTCCATGGGAACAACTGATATCACTCTTCCTGGTGTAGTTCCGGTGCCGACCGTTGGTGTGATCACTGGCACGGTGACTCCGGCATGAGCCCCGCTCCAACTATAGGTGAGGTCGCTGAGGCACTATACGCAGACCTAGAGCCTGTGACTGAGGCTGATGAAAGCCTCGGTTGGCCACTGATGGTCTTCTGCGAGACGCTAGGGATGACCATCGAGGAGATTAATACTTGGGTCAGAGATACAGAAGACGATGACCCTGGCTGGTCTCTGCTGCTGGACATAGAGCGATGCCCAACGAAAGCGCTCCCCTGGCTCGCTCAGTTTGTAGGCACTCGGATTCCTAGTGGCTTGACAGAGCAGGAGCAGCGAGACTATATCGCTGGTACTGCAAACTGGAAAAGAGGAACCGCAGCTTCCATGATCTCGGCAGCGCAGCATACTCTTACTGGAGACAAGACGATCGTGTTCAGAGAGCGTTTCAATGGAAACGCATATCAGATCTCGGTGGTCACTTACACAGCTGAGACTCCTTCACCCGCTGCGACGGAGGCAGCTCTGGTCTCTCAGAAGCCCGCAGGGCTTATCCTGCTCTATAGTGCGCTCAGTGGACAAGACTACGCTTCATTGCTCTCAGGGAATCCCCTGTACACAAACGTACTTGCCAATTACAGCAACTATCAAGATGCTCGCGACGACACATAAAGGAGGGTAGATGCCAGCCACAACAAGACTTGCCCTGCCATGGCCAGCCGACACCGATTCTGCAGACGTTCCGCAGGATATCCAGGAGCTTGCAGAGGCTCTGGATCTGGTGGTCGCGATTTACAGCTTTGGCACCTTTGCCGCACGTCCAGGCTCTACTGTGGCTGGTCACTTCTATCGAGCGACTGACACAGGGGCAATGTACTTCTGGGACACGGCATGGCGCGATCTTACGACGATTGCTGATAACTCGATAGTTTTCGCAAAGCTGCACACGACAGTGGTGTCTAACATCAACAGGATCGGAATTCTGGCTGATCGTCCTGCTGCTGCTGCTGTGGTCTCAGGGACAAAATACTTCGCCACAGATCAAGTGGTCGATTACATCTCAGACGGGGCCAGCTGGATTAGAACGAGTACGCCAGCCGGTATAACAGCTGACTGGTTCAAGCCAGATGCTGCGGTGCCGACGGGGTGGGTTCTGTACGATGGAGGGAATCTTCCAGCATCAACTGGTATCTACGCAGATCTCTACGCTCATCTTGGTAACACGCTTGTCAAACCCGACACTCAAGGTCGTTCAACAATTGGCAAGGGGACGCATACCGATGTTGATGCTATTGGTGATAGCGACGGTCTAGCAGCGGCTAGTCGCTCCCCGAAGCACAACACCACGGTGACAGGAGCACCAGCTATAGGTTCGCTGGCTGTGTCTGGCGCTCCATCAGTAGGTTCTCTAGCTGTGGGCGGAAGCCCTGTGGCTTCTTCTTCACATACACACGACGTCGCTATACCTACCGAGGACGCCCACGACTCAGGTGGCGTTGTTCCCGTAGGACAAGATGGCACCTTTACATCTGGTGTTCCGTCTGCCACACAAGCTCTGACGGTTACTGGTGCACCGGGCCTCGGGTCTCTGGCAGTTTCGGGAGCACCAGCAATTGGATCACTTGATGGTGGTCCTGGCGGAACACGTCCTGAGGATCAGATCGGTTTCATCACCTGCTCCAAGATAGCGAAGTTGTGATGGGAGCTATCATGTGTTGCTGTCAGCTAAGTCCTTGCCTGATCACGCTTTATCTCGTCATCGGCATGGCGGGCTTTGCGGCTGGTTGGTTTAGTCGTGGATGGCGTGATCGTAGGCATCATGGAACTGAGTAGTGTCAGCGCATTCATCGCACTACTTGTGGGCGGAGTATGGGCAGTTGTTGCTCTGGCTAGCATCTACACAAGGGATTACACAGCCCTGACAATCACCACTCCCGTGATGGTCGCTGTGATCGGTGTCATCTTTGGTGATGCTGCTCGGCGGCGGAAAAACGGAAATGGAGGAAGGAATGGATAATTGGATAAAGAAGAATATCCATTGGATCTACCTATTTCTCTTGCTCTGTGCAGCATTTTCGTTTGCTGTCTTGCTTATAAGTTTCCACAATCAAGCAAGCAAACTGGAAAATCAGAATAAGAGACTCGCTGCTCAGGCAGCAAAGATTGAACATCAGAACAACAACATCTCTGAGCTCTCAGTCAAGAACTGTAAGCAGATTGAGTCACTCAAGAAGATCGTTCGTGATGAAGCCAATGAAAACTTCAAGAGTCTGGGAAAAAATCTACGGGTCTTGAGAATTACTCCCACTCTCGAGATCATCCGTATCGCCAGGGAGGCCAGAGACCTCAAGAGAATGAGGTACGCTCCGAGCAGGTGTGTTTCACCTAGAGTGCCGACGAGCAAGTAGCGAGTATATCACTCGCTATTCGCGCATAGCGTAGCGCAACCAAGATATCTCTTGCTCTAGCTTTACTACTGCACTCTTAGCGAACTTCAACTCTTGAGTCTTCTTTCCCCAGGTCGCTAGATAGCGAACCTTGCGCTCAAGCTTGGGCAATACATCTTCGAACCAAAGTAGCCAATCTAATTGGGCTCCTTTGATCTTCTCTTCATCAGTAGCCTCGCGCTCCTCGCCACCCCAGGACGCAAGACACTTCCTTGCTACGTGAAGAACGCGCCTAGCGCGTTTCTTATCCAACACTAGCTCCGCAGGGCTAGCCTCACTAAGCCTACGTGGAAGAAGGAGTGTCGTAGACACCACCCCGCAGACTGTCTGAAGACGATCTATCTCCTCAGAAACAATCTTGTCTGCGATAAGGTCAGGGTCAATGACTAGCGCTGGGTCGTACCGCTCATCAAGATAGCGTGTCACGCTAGCTGTGCCGCCACAGCAGGCGATGGAGTAGCCCTGGGGGTATCAGGCTAACCCTTAGCCACTGCCGTGACTTCTCCAGGGCTGTCAGCGCGCTGCTCATAGCACATAAGTATCTATATCAACCTTTGCAGCAGCATCTTTACCTGCTTGAAGAACTTCACCCAGAGTCCTGATGCCTCGTTTGAAGTCTGCGTTTATTTGAAGAATATTGATCAACTCAGCTTTGTGACTCTCCCGAAGCTCTATCAACTCCTTCTGTGAATCTTCAAGGTCTAGTTCTAGACTACTAACCTTTTCTTTAAGTTGAGAGATCCTCTCGTTGACATCAAATCCTTGAAGCTGATCGATTGTGCACTCAAGTGGATTCATCATCAGACTCCTCGTAGGCAAGTATATGATCGTGGAAAACTATTTCTACATCTGCGACACGAGTGCTTCTGGTGAAGTAAACCACCATTCCCGGCTGTAGTTCTCCCCAAGACTCACAAGGAGAAGCGCCAATGTCGATGATGATACCACGATGAATCGGATCACGATCTCCCTCAACACTGAATGGTACAATGATCCCACTATCCCTAACAGCCTCTTCCACAGGTGAGGGCAGCACTGTGATCGCATTGCACATCGGTTTCACCCTAGTCTGGGCTCTTGTTTGCATCACCACTCCTCGCTGCCGCAGGATCGGCTAGCCACTCGTGAGGTTTGATTCTGTCCAGAGGAGGATCAGGAGCAAGAACAGCATTCAGCTTGTCCCATCTGTCGCTAGAGATCCCAGCCTTGCTGAATGCCTTAACTCGCGAACGTATCGTGCAGTCACGATCGAAGATAGCCTCGAACTCACACTTGCCTGTCTTGTAGCAAATGGGTGAGAAGGTCTGTGCCATCGGACTGCCCAGAAGCTCGAACTGCCAGCTGTCGTCTTGACGATACTGGTAGCCCATCATCTTCCCTGTGCTGTACCCACTGATCGCTTTCATGATGCCGACCATCACGTGGCGCCACTCGAACTGGGCTTGAGTGCAGAGACGATTGCCGGCGTGGTGGATCAGGTCGTTGAGGTTGGTGCGATAGTGCAGCCGCGTTGCCACAGCATGGGGCAACAATCCTCTAGCGTCTTCTGCAGGAATTCCAGCATTGACCAGCGCGGTGTAAGCAGCACCGATCTGCTTAACGGTCTGATGCCATATGACTGAGGCTGGATCGATAGCTGGATCGTTCTCTGCCATGATAGTAGGAGGAAGGCATACTTCCTCGACCAGATTCTCCTTTACCGCGAATCGCAAACTCTCCTGCGCGAAGGTGGCAGTACGTTGTCGGACAGCCTGGTGAGTATGAGAACGTGTGACACCTTCGATGTAGAAGTGGAACTGCACGAACTCATGAGGAGCTCGAAGGTGCGACTTGAAGGACTCCTTGTAGTAATGATGACGCTCTTCGTCAGTGATCTCTGAGAGGTTGTAGGTAGGCTTGCCCTCGAACATTCTGCAGATGGCTGCGATAGCTCCCAACGGATCAGGAGTCGCCCAGAGCAAGTGCACTTCTGGTGTTACTTTGATCGGGGCTGCGACGTACTGTGATTCGTCGGCCCACCGTACAACCTCTTCAGACATATCAGCTCCTCTGTTACTCAGTCTCTGGCCGAGCTGGCCAGTTGGTGGTCTTTGTGAGTGAGATTGATGTTCTTCCCTCGAAAGCCCACGGCTCTCCCCCGAAGTTTTCAATCTCTTCAATCGTCAGCTCTTTGGTGAAGAACCGAATAAGCCCATCTTCAGTGATGTAAACGAATAGATCCATTGCGCTCCCTTTCGGGGGCTAGTGCAGACAGCCCCAGTATCCGTTGTGGACTCGTAGTCCGTAGTCGGCAACTCTTATCTGAACGAGCTTTGGTGCGTCGTAAGCATGAGGATATTTCTTGATCAGACCTAGTTCTCCTGCCCACCAATCCCATGTTCCCCAGTAGAAACCAACACCACCTTCGTATTTGGATCCTTCTAGAGAACTTCGGTGTCGATACTTTCCCCAATCCCAAAGCGGATATCCTAAAACCCCGCCTGTCTCGCACTGGGCGACACGCTCCCAAGCTCTGATAGTTTCCGGCTTGAGCTTCGCATATCCCGGCATGACTAAGAAAGCCGAGATGATTGCCACGAGCCCACTGGTGATGGAGCCTCTTTTCACTGCCCTCCAATCCGTGCAGTTCGACAGCTACGGTCAGCATTCCGGATCAATCACCCAGAGATTGTGTACCCAAATCTGACGAGTGCTGATGAATCCCGGCTTTACTCCCTGTACAAGAAGTAGATCCCTGCCAGGTTGCATTGACCATAGTCTGTCCCGATACTTCGGGTACTTGTAACGGTCAACCCGAAGGCCCATCTGGTCGTGTTCATCATCACCGACCATGACCATCCATTCATTCAACTCTGGCTGGTCAATCTTCTTGCCATCCGGAAAGAACCAATCTCCAGTTTCCTCGTCATGGATTAGATCAGTTCCCTTAGCACGATTATACTCGAACAAGTCTCTGACGTTTCGGGTGTGCACGACACCGAGCCATACCACCGCTTCATCTTTGCCTTTGGCGTAAGGGATATCGACCGAAGTGTGTGTGGGCTTCGGGATGTCACCTAGTTCACCAAAGTCTATTGACCTCTTGACTTCAGCGATTGCTCTGTCAATCCAGAGAGCACCGAAGGGGTCCTCGCTTTCGCCAAGAGCTTTGATCTTGTCTACTGTCTTTGGCCCGATACCTTTGATGTTGAGGAGGTCGTCCCAGGAAGAGATTGAATGCTCAATCTCGTAATCCTCAATCAAACCACCGATCTTCTCAGCGATACCATCAGCCTGCTTGTACCCTGCGCGGACAGTATTCTTGTCTTCTACGCGCCAGGTGGTGGTACTCTTACCGGCTTCTGGTGGTAAGACCTTTAGCTTCCTACGTGGTCCGTTACCGCGCACAGCATCGCGGATCAAATCAGTGTGCTTCTTTTTTGTCATCCATTTGAGACCTCGAGCAAAGTAACGCTCAGGATCGTACTGCTTGAAGCGTTGCGCCCAGAAACCGATGGTACCGTAAGAATATGAATGACTCGCGTTGAACGCATACGCTCCAGCCGTTATGCAATCTCCCCAAATGGCGGCGGCAGTTTCTGGATCCATCTCAGGGTGATCTGATCGCTTGTGAAGCGTAGAAGCTCCGCGTAGAAAATCATCTCGTCTACGGTTGAAGGCCTGCTCTCCATGCTTGCGAGAGATGATGCGTCTGATCTCGGCAGCATGCGTCCAGTCGAACTGCCCGATCTCGACAACGATGCGAAGAATCTGCTCTTGATAGACGATCTGATAATAGGTGTCCTTGGTGATCTCAGCCAGAGCGGGGTGCTGTGCCTCAGGTTGTTTATTTCCACGCTTGATCTCGATGTATTCGTTAGCTGCCCCGTTATGAAGAGGACCCGGTCTTGCCAGGGCAGTAATGTCACAGATTTCTGCAAAGGTGTCAGGAGCCAAAGCTCCACAGACATACCTGCAAGCTCTACCATCAAACTGGAAGACGCCAACGACATCATTTCTTCTGAATGCATCAATGACGATTGGGTCGTCATCGTGATGGTAAATGTAGTCGTAGAGATCGTGTAGTGACCATCCTATGTCCTTTCTTAGCTCGTCGATGAACGACATATTTGCTAGTCCTAGCAAGTCAATCTTCAGAAGATTCTTGTCTTCAGCCGAATACTTGTCGAGCGACACGACTTTGTACACCTGATCTTTGACAGTTCGCTCGTACACCGCGCACACATCTGTGACCGGGCCAGCGCTGATGACGATGCCTGCTGCGTGAACACCGAAGCCCTTGACGTTACCCTCTAGTTCCATCGCTACACCGAGACCGGGATTGCGTTCGAATACATCTCGGGCCACTTCGAACTGGTCAACCGTATCCTCGATTGTAGCACTAGCACGAAGGTCTCCTGAAGAACGTTCGATAAGAACGTCCTTAACCTTCTCAACTTCCCACTTTGGAATCTTGTGCACCCGCGCAGCATCATCGAGGGCAGCAGGAGCCTTCCAAGTGGTGAAGGTTCCTATGTTGTTCACACAATCTCGTCCGTACTTTGCTGCCAACCAGTCGGTCATAGAGTTCCTAAACCAACTTGGAAAGTCCAAGTCAATGTCGGGTAGGTCGGCCCTAGACTCATCAATGAAGCGCTCGAAGATCAAGTTTGGATATCTGATTGGGTTGACCTCAGTAATCTCGAGCAGCCAACACACTAGGCTTCCAGCAGCTGAACCCCGAGCTGGTCCGACAGTAACGTCTTGGCTCTTGACCCACTGAACGACGTCGGCGACAATCAGGAAGTAATCGACGAATTCTTTCTCCTCGATGACTCTAACTTCGCGCATCATCCGTTGACGATACTGCTCCCGTTCCGCAGGGGGCATTCGATTAATTCCCCTTTTTTCCCAACCGCGTCGGAGCCAATCTCTCCAGAGCTGGTTGACATCAAGATAGCCAGAGGGTAGCTCGAATTTCAGCATCGGTAACTGAGGTATCCTAACATCACAACTCTGAGCTATCTCCTCGGTGATCGTGATCGCTCTTATTGCCTGGTCTCTAGATATCCCTGTTGCAATCAACTTGCGGAGCAGAGCAGCATCGGTCATAGGAGGGCAGAGTTCGGCTGTATATCCCCATGAACGAGCTTGCTCCTCAAGTGTCTGCTTGTGTGCACCACGAATGTTGTGAAGAACCTGCTGAATCTCAGACTCCTCAGGAAGTGTGTAATGACAGTCTAGTGTTGCAACCAGAGGGATATTTAGTTCGGTGGCGATTTGAGCAAGTAGAGGATTCGCTTGACACGTGGCTTCAAGCTCAGGGAAGGCTTGCACTTCGATGAAGTAGTTGTCTCCGAAGCTCCGCTTGAAATGACTGGCCACGGCTCGAGCCCGCTTGTAGGAAGCAGCATCAATATCGATGTGTTTACCTCCGACGGCACTGGTGAACAGGAGGCTTCCTTGACAGCCCGATAAGACGATAAGTCCGTCACGGTGTTTGGTGAGCATTGGTCCTGATGCTGTTGGTTCGTAGTAGAATCCTTTTCCATAGGTCTCTCCTACCAGTTTGAGAAGGTTAGAGTAACCTTCTTGGGTTTGAGCTAACACAGTCAGATGATTCTTCTTCTGAGTTCGGCGCTCCTCGTCAATGTATCCACAATAGAGCTCGACTCCGAAGATCGGCTTCATACCGTAGGCTGGATTGGGATTGCCGAACTTGTCCTTCGGTTTGGTACAGGAATTCTCGAGTGGAACGTGAGAGGATACATTCCCGTGCTCAGTCATTGCGATGTGTGTCATGTTCAGCTCGGCTGCACGCCGAGCGTGCGCCTGAGGCATCTGGTATCCGTCTAGCGGTGAGTATGTCGAATGATGGTGCAGAGACTGAAAGCGCATAGGACGAGAGATAGCTGGAAGTCTCCGGCTTTTCTTGCGCTTACGAATCCACGCAGGCTGGTCGTCGTGATCGCAGTCTGGTTCCCTTCTACTCTTTAGATGAAAGTCAGACTTCTCTAGACGATCGCCATGTCCTGCCATTACTCGATGATCCTTATGTCTTGAAGCACATCGAATACCTCGCCTTCACTAATGTTTCTCATTGCACGTCCGGTCACTTTACGACCTGAACCCTGCTCACCCCTGAGCATAGCCCTTACGTTACGCACGAAGAAGAGACAGTAGTTGATAAGATCAAGAGCATCTTCAATTCGTTCACTTGGATTGTGATCTTCTTTGAAACCCTCAAGCAGACCACCAATTCGCAGACCTTTATGACGAATGTGATGCGCTGAGTCCCACCAACCTCCAACTTTCCACAAGTTCTTGTACTTTGCGTTTTTCTGTTTGTACAGAAGAAATGCCTCAAGCATCATCTCAAGGTGTTCACGATCCCCCTCATCAATATCGAGGGCCAACTCATCTTGCAATAGTGTGGTAATGTGTCTGGCTATCTGATCGACGTTCATGTTGGACCTTCAGAGTGAGGATCCATCATACCTTTCATGCGAAGAGCCAGATCTCTTGCTGGCACACCTAGATGCACATCGTGCTCGTTCCCGTAGGTCGTATCAAGACGGTATGCCTCTCGCCAAGCCAACAAACTCCTGCTCGGAAACATCTGATCGGCGTACTTCTCAAAGAGAGGATGATTGTGATACTGGTGGATGCTGTTGCGGTAGCACCGCTCGAGAGTTGCATCAAGCTGTCGGTTGCCGAGATGCCACTCCTCAGCGCAGTAGATTACGACCGCTACAAGATCTGCAAAACGGACAATATCGCCCTCAATGTTTGCAGACTTGGCGTGCTTCCATTCGTGATATACAGATGGTCCAATGTTGTGGAAATCTTCCATGAGAATGCCCATATTCTGCTCGTCTGCTGCCTCACACTGGAGGCGCATCTCTTCAGAGCTGTACTTGTAAGTACGAATGATATCTCCGGACATACATTCGCTAACGTCGTGCATCAGAGCTTTGCCTAGAAGTACGGCGAAGTTGATGTCCTCGTTGTGAGCAAGAGACAGATCTTCCCCTATTAGGAAAGAGATGAAGGCAACTTGAAAAGAGTGCTCTGCCACAGACTCCGGCTTGATACACGGATAGCTTGAGTACCTGTTGATGTGCCGAAGCCTTCGCACATTCCCGTTAAGTGCTTCAAACAGGTTCATCTCACCACCGCTTTCCGTGTAGAACTCCGCGATTGGGCATATTCTCGGCTTGTTCCTTCATCAACTTTCCGAGTGTGACCTCAACCGGAAGATTGTTGAACTGGTGAATGACGTAGGCCATATCGAGACATCGCCAGATCGTGTCACCAAGCTCTTTGAGAATGAAGGTGTACCTGGCAGCATCATCTCCAGTCTTACGAGAAGCATCGATTGCCTCACTGAGCTCTGTGTGGGCAAGTGCTATCTTCTCTCCAATCCATGCACGCTCGTCTTGGAAGCGATCAGGAAATTGTTTCCAGAAACCGTTTCGTTCAGATCTCGTATATGCCTGAGCGCAAAGAACGTCAATCTCGATGTCAATGCCCTCGTTCATACAACTGGCTCCATTTCGCCCCCGAGAACTTTTCTCGGATGGTATCTCTCCCTTAGAGCTTCGTACTTACAAAGACGGGCAAGTTGAAGAGCAATTCTAAGATCAGCAATCCCCTTCACTACCACATCGACTGTCGCAGACAGCATCAGATTCATGCTCTGTCGCTTGTCAGACTCATCGATGTAAGCCAGGGTAAGCGGTCGGAGGGGAGAGTTGTTCCAAGCGGCTGGTGCGCCGCTGAGTGCGGCTGCATAGCCCATCTCCCATATTACCCCTGGGTCAGTGAAGCCTGCTTCATATCCACCCACCCATGCAAGCAGCAGCCAGCAGTGCAGGTTAGAGATATTCCCTTGAATGACTAGAGCTCTTTCTTCTGCTGTACATTCTGACGGAGGACGACCTCTGAAGATATCTTGGCTGGCGTGATACGGACTGAACACATTGAAGTCCCTGAGTTGTAACTCTTGGTACAACCTATCGACAACAGCCAGTTGATGCTGGTCGAAGATGGGTGCTGCCAGATAGGCGCTGAATGATCCGGGCATAGGACTCATACTGATCTACCCATCCCTTCTGTTGAGAGGATTGCCACTGTATCCTGGAATGCATGATGGTTCATCACACCACGCTCCCATTTTGCAAATCGGCCAACTCTGTGCAACTGCTGCGGTCTATCAAAAGATGAAGGAGCTCTCTGCCAGCAGTCGCAGGTGTTGCTGATGGGCTTCTTTCCGATACTCATCTGCCCAGGAATTAGATGTGTGTACTCCCAAGTTTCTACACCCCGTATTGCTGAGTATCGATACCAGTTCCAGATTGCAGTTTGTGCTACCCCTTCTTGCCATTCATCAGAGCCGTTGTAAATCATCGTTGAGATGCGGTCTGGCTCTTCAGTTACAACTTGCTGAGCGATGAATGTGTCTACCTTATCGAACTTATGATCTGCATCGATGCACAATTCTGGTGAGTAGAGAGTGCTTATCACAAGTTCGTAGTTACTGAGAAGCTCTGCGATGTCGTAGGGAGTAACACTACGTCTCTCAGCAGAACTTCCGTACATATTCCAGAGCTTTGCGTACGTCTCCTGTAGTCCCCAGACTATGTAACTCCCAGCGGCAAAGGTATCTAATGAGACAGGAGCAGTAGGGTCTCGGTAGACACGACGTGCGTACCCCTCGGCAGTACCTCTGACTTCAACCTCGAGAGCGAAATCCTCGTTGTGAGAGTTGAGACCAGGAATCTTATCCATCAGGAACATACTTCTGTCGACAGTAGCTCCATGACCATTGCTGATGATGACAGGCTCGTGACCCGATCGTTCAACCGCGTAGGCAGCGAGCAGTCCTGAAGGTCCTGCACCGAGTATCGCTACCTTGCTCATAGATGTACCTTGCTCTCTTGTATGCCGCAGACTACACCAACCAAGAAGTGATGGGCGATGATGGTATTGAGAATAGGTACCAGTTCTCCGTGAACTGGTACTCTGGTTTGCTGAGCCCTCCTGATAACAATCGACATCATCTCTTGGTGGAACTTGTCGTACGCAATTCGGTCCACTCTGTAGTGCTTGAACTGTCCCTGCACATCCATGCCGTCGCCGACGACTATCCTCAGGAGCCTCTCCGCAGTTTCTATTTCCTTGGCCCCAATCATTTTGGTGGTCTCCAACCAGCTTCGAGGAGCGCTCCTGATACGTGAGGAGTTTTTTCGTTAGTCATGATGAAGATGATGTCTGGAGTCTCTTTGCTCCAAGTTCCAAGACCGCCAACTGGTCTGTAGTGAGAATGCTGAACACTGCCTCCTGCATCTAGCATCACAAGTGCGTTTTGATCTTTCTCCTTCAACAGCTTGACGAGATCTTTGACTTTCATTTTGCTCCCTTATCCGCGGAATGTACGAAGTAGTTCATGGAGCGTAGGTTCAACTTTGATGTCTGCCCCTGCCTTTCTGACCATCCTCGAGTTCAGGAGCTTGTTCACAACTCCATTGGCCGAGGCTCTGTCTATGTTAAGGACTTCTTCAATGTCCTGTCTCCTGAACGAGCCAGTTACCTTCAAGAATTTGGCTAGTCCTGGTTTACTGTGTAGATAGATCTTGACGTCACCATAGTTCTTCTTAGCGAGCTCTCTGTCACCTATTATTTCTTTGCTACGCTCAGAATATCCCATCGCTTTCATACCGTAGATCTTGTCCATGAATGCCACAGCGTCTATGACATGCTCTGGCTTGACCAATACATTCTCGTAGGTCTTATCAGTTGAGAACAAGCGCGCTGCCAGTGCGATCGCCAGGCGACCTATCTTCATTCTTACATTAGCTGGCTGAACAAGCGGAGGTTCCTCTACATAGCGCTTCCCCATCTCGAGAGCAGCCTTGTAGATTGCATCCTCAGCACCAGGTGCCCAGATAACTTTATCAGGTCCTCTAGTCCATACCCACCTGACAAGAGTATTGCAGGCTTCTGAGGTATAGAGCAGCTCACCTGGTTCATCAGGACGGTTCATTTTCTCGGCAGGCACGTCGGCTACTGATACACACATCACCAGATCGAAGCGAGCTATATCTTCATTCTTTCCGATTAGTTCGAAGATGGCCTGAATTCCGTAGGTGAAGTCTGCCATCTTGGCGTCGCGAGGGTTACTCAACCAGAGAAGCCGAGTCATTGCCTCAGCAACGTCACTCTGAATCTTCCTGATGTTGACCACACCACTAGAGCGAGCGTCAGAAAGTTTGGCTATCTCGTCCTTGGAAAGACCACTCGCTTCGTCTATGACAACTAGCCTACGATTATTCTGAGGCATCACACCCCAGGTAACAGTCCACTCTTTACCTTGCCCGAAAGACTGCAAGCCTCCAAGAAGTCCTGCCACCGAAGCTGATTCTCCGCCGACAACCTCACCTACTCCAAAGTGACGAACCAACTTAGATGCCACCGCTGACTTCCCTGTCCTAGTATCTCCTAAGACGAGACACTCAAGCCATCCCCTATGTTCGAGTTCTCCACCGAAGTGCCAACTAAGGACCGAATGAAAGGTAAGATCAATCAGAGCGTGCATCTCAGGACGACCATAGATCTTAGTGACGTGTCTAGCTAGCTCACGTTCTATCTCTGCTAGCTTAGAGAGTGGCCGTTGTCCCTTCTTTGGTTGAAATCTCTTCATCAGCTTAACAGTGTCATCAGTTATCTCGAAGTGATCAACACTCGTGGCTTGCTGGTCAACCTCGTGAGCCAACCACTCGTTAGATTGAGAGCGAGGACTAGGATAGAGTGCGCCCTTAGCTCTGACTGTGGTGTTAGGCATCGTGTTGTGTCGACCAACTGATGTAATCCTGATGTTGGTGTAGTTTGAGCCGGTGCGATTCACATCCCAACCCTGAGCGTGGTCAATGCTTGGTCGAGCGAAAAGTATCTCTACTGCCTGATGCCCGGTGGCTTCTACATGGAGTCTGTTGCACTTACCTCCAGGAATACCGTAAGCTCTAGCTATTGTTGCGGTGACTTGCTGATGCGAGCTGTCTACAAGCTCAAGCACCATAGGATCACTAGGATCAATATCGAATTCATCGTCACCAGCAGCTCCATTAAGAGTGCAAGCCGTACATTTGTCTCCTGCCAGCTGATCACAGAATAGATGCACACGTTGGGGCAATGTGTAACCAGGTTCTTTCTTACCCTTAATCGTGACAAGTAGAGTCGCTTGTTCGCCAACTCTACGAGCATCGAAGCTGTCTATTACTGTGATCGGTTCTTCTGAGACAGGAAGTAAGCTCTCCTCTTGCTGCTCCCAGGTTTTATTGAATAGCTCTGCAAATTCCTTTTCGCCGTGCTCACGTATGAAGTCTGTGAAGTCCTTCCCAGCTTTCGGTGCGACATCGTAAGGCAACACAAGTTGTCTTACGTCGGCGGCTATTGAAGAGATGGAGTACTGAACTTTACGAGCACCTTTAACTCCATCGGTGTCACGATCTTGACAGATAGAAACTCTCTTACCCTTGAAGAGAGGGTTCCATTGATTCTGCCAAGATGTGGCAGCGCCCGTTCTGGTGATCGCATTGTAGCCTAGCTGGATGGCTAATAGAGTATCCCACTCACCCTCTAGCCAAAGTAGTTCGTTGTGATCCAGTGAACTAACCGGAAACAATCTAGTCTCGTTATGTCCGGTATATCCCCATATCTTACGTCTGAGATCCTTCGGGTTAGGATCGTACAGTCTTATGTTCACAAGCACACCTGAGACATCACGTACAGGAATGGTGTAGAGACGTTTGTCTCTATCCCACCCAATCCCGAACTGAACGATGGTGTCAGTCATCAGCATCCGCTGCTCTATCAACCAATCTAGTCTTTCGCTGCTGCCCAGCAAAGAATGGGTCCACCCTTGCATCGTGGCCTCGCTTGGTAGCTCTTGTACCCTTCCTCGTGGCTTCCCTCTACTAGCTCCATTCCATCCTGCGGTTCCCGGAGGAGGTACCCATTCATCCTTCTTCTGTATCAGCTCTACAACTGACCCTCCAATACACCCTCCGAAACAGACCCACTCACTAGACTCGATGTTCAATGAGGCACTTCGTCTGGTATCCACATGAGTAGGACAGAACATATCCCACTCTCCGTTTTCCCTCGGCTGCTCTCCAATCAAGTACGGAGCGAGCAACTTTAGGTGTGCTTGACGAGTCGCCACTGTTCAGCCAGCGAGGCGTCTATTTCCGCGGGTGCCAAGGAAATCGTAGAGAGCTTCACGAACTACCTTCTGTCTCTCTACGAATCCCTTGGGCTCCACCGCGTATTCTCCTTCGTCGTACCTTGTGACAATCTTCTCCAGTTCCTCCCACTCTTCGTCGCCGAGATCAAACAGGAAGTCAGCGTAACGAGTAGACCCAAGCTGATACTCAAGAGTGTATCTATAGCCACTAAGACTAAGGATTGTGGCTAGTGCAAGGTCTTGCGTCCTGAAGAGATTGTCGTCGAGCACAGAACTACTCCGACTCGAACGGGTCTGACCCGTCGCCGTCGTTCTCTTCGAGCAGGCCGATGAGCTTTGACTTCGGAGCACGCTTCGGGACATCGAGACCACGACGCTCAAGTTCTGCCTTCAGCTCTGCGGTGTCCCAGGTTGTGTAGTCGACAGTCTCACTGTTCTCGGCAAGCCACTCATCCAGTTCGTTGGCGTCAGCAGCCTCGAGAAACCCGGTCAGGTAATCTCTGTCCTCGTCGTAGCCTCCAGGGTATTTCTCAGCGAGTGCTGAGTCATCGGTGATGACCTCGAGCAGTTCAGCAACTTCCCACTCACTGTAGTCAGCAGCCTCTTCGGCAGATGCTTCCTCAGTTGCTGTCTCTTCAGAATCAGTCTCAGCTTCAACCTCGGCGTCATCTTCAGGCGTGGCAGTGAGTGGAGAGATACGACCAACGCGGGCACGGTACTCGCCCTCCCACTGATCAGGGTTAATCTTGATCTTCACCTTCTTGTTGACGATCTTGTTGGTGTCTAGCTCACCCTTCTTGGGTAGTCCAAGAGCGTCAGTAAGCTCGAGCAGCTTCCAACCAGATGCCTCGCTCAGCCCGACATAGGTCCAGACCTTGGCTCCATCGAACTCTCCACCATCAATGACGAAGACAACCTCGATGTCATTGTGGCCGTCATCAGAACGGTGATTCGCTTCATCTATCTTTGCCGTGTACAATCCAGGCGTCGGCTGCTTGAATTGACTCGGCTCAACATTCGTGTTGTCATACTTGACCTTTGCCACTATGCTCCCTTCTTACTTGTTGGACGAGTTCTCGTCTTTGCTTTCTGAACTGGCTGGTTTGCTGGCTTGCCCCGAACCTCTTCGATCTTCTTGAGGAGGAACGGCATATCTGGATTCTTTAGAGGAAGCCAGGGTTTCCCAGGTCGGGCGTACTGATTCTTGCAGTAGACATCATCTGTCGTTTCGGTATGTAGAAGACGATAGGTTTCGCCATCCTTCCTGCGAACCTCGTAGTACGCAACAACCGTCATCATTCCACATACCCCGACTGACATTCCTTTGCCTTGCACCCACGGCAACATCCTGCGCTCTCCTGTCGGATCGTTCAGCTTATCTGTGGGGTGAGCAGTGATGCCGAAGTTGAACAGATCGAGCGCTACTGTTTGACGAACCCATTCGAGCAAACGATCCATGTTGCGACCGTATTCGCCTTTGTCCTTGCCTGAATATTTGTTGTCTCGGGCAGGATTATTGTCCTTAGTGGCTTGCCAGATGTCGTCAAGACCGATGTCTTGCCAGAGCGAGATTGAATCAAGCCAGACCCAGTCATACTCTTTGTACCCTTCTGCTCTGAGGTACTCATGAGCCTGAGTCATTTCATCCCAGTCCCTAATCACCCACTGCTCTATACCAGGATGCGGATTGGCAATCGAGTCAGTGTGGTCTGTCGGTGGTCGAAGTAGCAACACCCTGCCAGGAGTTGTACCAACGAACACTGTCTTCCCCACACTCATCATCCCAAACAGCATAATGAAGATGTGATCTGCCGCACTTAGCGGTCTGATTCCGGGTGGTTTGGCGATGCTCCCTCCTTTTGTCCGTTCCGACCAGCTAGAAACTCTAGTCCTATTTCTTCTGGATCACGATTGTCTCTGAGATCGCGTCCGGAGAAATCTAGAGTGAGATTGGTATCCTTTCGTTTGAAGTGAGGCCATCCAATAAGTCTCACTCCGTGCTGCGGGCAGACCTCGTACCCCTCTGAATCTTTGCGCATGCTTGTAAGGGTCTTACCGTCCGAGCTTAGATCCATTCTGTAGTTGATGTTCTTCTCTCGATCACACCCACAGATGTACTTCAAGTCACCCTCCTGTCATTTTGTCCTCAATCTCATGCTCAATGGCCTCTTCCTTGTATGCCAGAGGAGTCCACTTCCTCTTGGGCACAAGCATGAGACGAGCCATCTCTTCGTGGTCGCCACCCACCTGGTGGATCTCACAGATGTCCTTGACGTCGCAGAACATGCAAGTGAACTTGCCTGGATTCTTGTATATAGTGAGCTTACCTGCCTTCACGAGAGTCATATCTCGGAGCTCGCCCAGGACCATTTCTCGCTCAAGCCCTCGTTCAGCGTCTGTCATCGGAACGGGATGTCTCACAAAGTGAGCACTAGGCTGTACCTTGGAGTCGGTTCCGTTCTGATTCAGATAAATCTTCTGTCCCTTCTCACCTACTCTGAACTCGCGCTCATCGGGCTTAGCCTTACGCAAGAAGTTGTAGCGCATTGTTCGTAGTCCAAGAGTACTCTTGATAACACCACTAGCGATGAGAGCATCGACCCCGTATGTCCAGTATCCTGACTTCTGGCTGTCTAGAGTAAGGTACCCGGTGTCAATACTCTTGACACCCTTGTGGTCCCACAACTCGATAGACTTGGTCGGTCGGTGCTTCATGATGAGATCAATTACACCGACGTACCAACCTAAGACAGTTCCTCGACTTGACTTGATAGGAGCTTCGAAGCGTTGCTCAGTAGCTAGAACTTCCCACTCGTCATCTTTCCCGTAGGTGTTCACATAGCTGTCGAGCATGGCAACACCGAGCTCGCCTGCATCGTTCCATGTACCGTCCTCATCTCTAAAGCCTATGGCTGACTGCTCTTTTAGTTCAGACTCGTATGCTTTCTCAAAGAGCAACGTAGGACTAGGGCCACGTTTAATCCCTGGCTTATAGTACCCTTCGAACGCTTTGTGAATCAGTGACCCGAATCTTAGAGGGGGAGCATTTGTCTTGCTCTTTAGTCGTCTCATGTAGAGCCAGTACCAGCGATACCTACATGAACGAAATGCGGATCTTTCGGACGACGAGATGTACGGAGTAGACTTGGCGCTCATTCGTAGCCTCTCTGTTGTAGTTCGCTGATCCCTCCGTCTCCCCATGCCGCGCGACTTGGATCATCAACGGAGGCATCAGCGGCGCAAGCGCACCCTAGCCCAGCGCCAGCCTAACATAGCTCGAAGATTGCTCAATTAGTTTCGAAGTTACTAATCGATCGAAACCTCAATCTGAGCTGCTTCATAGACAAGGTCAAGACCGTCAGCCACTTTGCCACAGGACTCTGAAATCTTTCTTAGTGTTTTACCATCGAGATCAGGATCATTTCTGATCACAACAGCAGCTCTCTTTAGAAGTCGAGCTGCTCCGTTAATGTACTCCCAGGCTTCATCATGAGTTCCTTGTTGATTTGCATTCGGTCGTCTGGAGGCTGCAATGAGAGTGTCATTGACAGTCATGCCTGGCTTGAGAATCTCAAATCTCTTCCTGTCAGACACAATAATATTGTGTGCCTTCCAGCTTGCCCCTTTCACCCTCTTGTCTTTCGGCCAGGCAAAAGACGTTGAGCGATACTCTCTGATGGTTCTGAAAGCTCCCTCGTATCCGATGTCAAGCAACCATCTCTCCAGAGACAGAGTAGAGTCAAGCTTGACATTTGCTATACCCTTCTGGCTTGTCGGTTTACTTACAATAGGAGCGACTCTCAAAGCAAGATCTCCCCACTCCCACTGAAGTGCAAACTCTTTAGTTATCAGTCTCTTGCCCTGCTCGACGAGCCGACTATACACTTCACGATTCATCACAAAGCTCCTTTTGTAGTTTGATTTTGTAGAGCCGTTGCTTACGCTAGCGTACAATAAACAGTCGCGCTAGCCAGTGAAAAGAGTCTATTAAACCGTTACATGCTGTTATGTACCGGGGCTGACCGCTGCGTGCCGCTGTGCTTGATACTTCGAGCAATCACGCATAACTTCGAATGCCCTCGCGCGCGCGCATGAACGGCTCGAGTGATTAACAATCTTCTCTCGCGCGCGTATATGCGCTCGCGGGAGCAACACGAACTACTAACTAGGCTCGCGGACATACGTGCGTTGAGCTCTCTTGGCTACCCTCAGACAGAAGTGTCTGATGGCGTCTCGCTCATGCTCCTTGGCAGAACCGGGTAGCCAAAGATCCCATTCTTTCAGACGTTTGTCAGTAGCATGTGTCATCGCTGCTGACGGTTCTTGAAATATTGGTGACGCCACTCGGCTGGGACCGAAGCCAGCACGGTTGTAAGCGTCAGCCAGACCGTGTCTGTAACCCAGGAATGCAGCTGTGACCCTTACTGGGCTCAGCCCTTCACGCTCTGAACTTTTGATCCGAGTTAATGTGAAGTTCTCTATCACCATCTCATAAGGTAATCCTGCCTTTCGGCACCTGAACTGGAAATCTTGCCAGGATCGATGTAGCTTTCGCATCTGTTCGATCTCGTCACCCTCAAAGGTCTCACTTTCGAACATTTGAACACCCTTCAGTCGTTCAATTACTGAACCTTCTTCCCACACCCTACCCTGGGCGATAGCTGAGTGGTGTCCTGGATCAAGTGCCCAAATACAGACAACACTCATTCTGGTGTCCTCTCGGCAGCAACCGGGAAGTCGGCTTCCGTGCCGCCGAGCGCGAGCCATACGCGCAGGCGATCCTCACGCGAGCGCCCGAGGATGTACTGCACCGCCGTCACGTTGTCGCGGCGCTCTACGACTTCCAACGGCCCCGGATTGAACTGAAGCCTCTCGGCATCAACCCCGGCAGCGAAGTAGGCGCGGGCAATGTCCTTCATGGAGGTAACCGCTTCGGGATACGACAGGTGTCGATGATCTAATCCAACAACCTCCCGTAGCGCTGTCTCTGCGCGTTCCCTTCTCTCCTTGTGGTGATGTGCGACATCCAGAAACGTGTTGGCCCGGACGCGCTCATCATCGCGCTCCTTCTCTGCGCGTTCCAGCCGCGCCTCAAGCGCGTCGAGCGCATCGGCGGCAGTCCTCCACAGGAGGATGTCCTCACTTGTCTCGTCCGCGAACTCGTTGTCGTCGTAGAACGGAAGCGCCTTTTCGGATAGGTCGGCGTTGTCGCGTAGGCGTTCGGCCGTCTCGCTGTGTGTCTGTTCCGGCCGCGAAGTCATGGTGATCTCCAAAGTCGCCACAGAAAGAAGAAGATCGCTACGAAGATGGCAGCCTGGGCCTTATCCCAACTGCTCACGAAGCACCCCAGCACTCAGGGCAGTCGCGAGTCAGGCCGGTTTCCGGAGTCGCACCACAGGTAGAGCATGTGGTCGCCTCACTGTCAGCGGCAGCAAGGGCAGCGCGGGCGTGTAGCCCTGTGTGCACGAAGCGAGCAATCTGCGCCGTCGTCTTGGTGCCGATCACGTCTTGCGAACCAAGCCAGTGGCGAAGTTCGGGCGTATCCTCGGGCAGCGCTGCTCTAAGCGTGGCGGCCTGCCGCACAGCCGAGTCTCGCTCGTCATCGAACGCAGCGAGGATGGCGTCCACTGCTGAGTCGTTGCGGTCGCTGGGCCAGTCGATGCCAGGGTCTAGCGTGGCATAACGCTCAGCCTCGGCTAGCTCGGCGGCGAGCCGGTCGCGGTCGTTCAGAAGCGCATCGCGGTTGTCAACCTCGTTCTGCCATCGACGGGTCATCTTTCCTAGTGCACGTTCAGTGGTCTCTAGCTTTTTTCTCGCAACCTTGTCTCCTGGCTTGCGAAGTTCCTGCAAAGATATGATGTGATCACGTTGTTCCTTGATACGACACTCAAGTCTTTTCGCGTACTGCTCCCACGATTCAACATCTGTACGTTCGTTCATGAGAACTCTCTGAACGGACCACTCATCACTGATCTCCCGTCTCGTAGACGAATGTTACAAGCTGCTTGCCTAACAAGTTCCACTGACCCATGGCTAGCTCGTGTTCTTCGATGTCTGTATGTCCTGTAGCGATTGACCTCATCACTGCGAGTCCTGTGTAGAACAAGGCGTTGCCGAAGCGCTCACAAATAGCGATGGACATCTCGGAGGTCTGTCTGTCCTGATCATCGAATTGAGTAGAGACTGATTCATAAGTCGGAGTCTTCTTTGATGGACGTTTACGAGGCATCAGAGATATTCCTCCCCCAAATGGTGTCAGCGGTCTTGTCGCAATTGAGACACTCCCAGCGAGCCCTGTAACGATTTAACTTCCACAAGTGGCCCCAAGGCCAAGTCCAGAAGCACTTCCAAGAGCGACGGCGACGCTCTTTCTTGGCTGTCTTCCACTTCGAAATCAGCTCGGTTTTCTCTCCCATCAGACCCCTCGCAGTCCATCCTCAAGAGTGCTGCCACAATACTCGGCCTCGAGCTTTAGCATATACAGTCCGGCATCTTCTAGACACCTAGTGATCATCGACTCTGTCCGCCCACCGCCATGAGTGCTTGAGAATGCTCTCCAGGTCTCTATTCTGTTTGCATGGATTGCCATCTCTTCTCGTAGTTCATCGACGATGTGTGGTTTGCCTGACTCTTTTAGTGCCATGATTGCCCCCTCATCCTTGATACTCTGGACAGTTACCGACAAGTTCGGAAGCCTCTTCACGGACCTCCTGCAACCAGTCATCTACAGGCTTTGCACCTTCTTCTGTATCGGCAGTTGGTTCCCAGTTCTCGAGGTCACTGGCCCATGACTCGAGTTCCTCAGCTACAGTGCGACAAGCTTCTGAAGTGAGAGCTCCGCTGCCAGAAGCTGACTCGATGTTGTCTGCTGCCTCACTGTACTCGGCTGCCACATCGTTGGCTACGTTAGCGATGTCTGCAAGAGCAGACTGAAGATCGTCTGCAGATTCATGGCCATCGGGAGTGAAGGCATCAACCTCATCCCAAAGAGGACCCATCTTGGAGTTGCTGAGCTGACTACGACGAGGATATCCGCAATCTACATGTTGCTGTTGAGTAGCCGAACGATATTTGGTCCAGTGGAAATACTCTTGACCAGCAACGATTGGCTTGCGACACTTGACGCAGATGTACTCTTTACCTGCACTACTCTTCCGAACTTTGTGAACTTTCGGCACGGTGCTCCCTTATGAAGTAGACGATACCTTGAGCAATACCCACTAGCACTGCTCCTGCAACTAGACACAACAGGATTATTCCTACTGTATCGAAGCCGTACACATCTCCTGTAAAGAGAAGAATGACTGTCAAGATTACTGCCCAAACTTTCACTCGGTCACCAGTTCAATCTCTTCTTGTGTAAACGGTCCCTTCAGTTCTCCTGTACGTTGAAGAGCTGTCGTCTGGCTCGGGTGATATTCGTGGAGAAAGTAGGGAGCTTTCATCCCGATGTGATCAGCAGCAACGAACATGATCAAGCCAGAGTCTATGACTCTGACTTTGCTCCCCCATTGAATGCGTTCTTTGATTTTGGCCATCACTGTTCCTCTCTCTTCATCATCTTGCGTCGTAGGTCAAGGATATTCCAGTTTCTGAAACCCTTCTCATCGTTCAGCTCTTTGATGTCCTCATCTACTGTGTTTCGACTGCGGTAGTAACAGCAACGAACACGATGGATCCTGCTGCCACGGTGGGCTCGGTCTTCGAACTGTTCAGGCTCATCAGGAATGTATGTCTCATCGAGCAGGTGAACTGAATCAGCTCGATCTAGTGTGAGACTTACTCCTCCCGCACCGTAGGTAGCCACCACAAGCTGAGGAGTACCCTTCTTGGTACTTTGGAAACTAGAGACAATGTCTCTAGTTGGCTCCTTACTACCACCAAGAATGGTCTTGACTATGTAACCCTTCTCTTCTAGACATCGAGAAACCATATTTACAGTCTCTCTGTGTTGGCTACCGATGAGAGCCTTTAGTTCGTGCTGTCCTGGCTCGACTCCGAACTCTTCGAGCTTGGCCATCAAGTACGGTAGCTTGCCAGAGTCCTCAGTCGGGAACAGTTTGAGTTTCTCAATAGTTCCAGTGCCAATGCACTCGTAGCACTCGTATCCTCTGACTTCTCCGGTGCCTTCACACTCTTTGCAGGGGACATCCTTGCCTTCTACCCGACAAAGAGCGGTTGCGAAGAAGCGTAACCTGGCGTACTCGGCTAATGCGTTGGTCGCATTGAGATGGTGCTCTTCAATCTTGACCTCAGCATCACGAGCAAAGGATTCATATTGAATTCTCTGCCTGGGTGTCATCTTGCACCAGACATCCTCATATTCCTTGGGAGGTAGATCTGGAAAGACCTCGAGCTTGAGTCGTCTGACCATGTAAGGTGCAAGGTGGCGATAGAAATCTTGCTCCTTGCCCTTCTTGATACCGCCCACCCTCCTGAACCCAGCCCAGTCGACCTCAGTATCAAGCCAGGTGTTCTCCCAGCGAGACTTGTTGGTAAAGTTTTTCGAATCAAGCAAGCGCAACGGACCAAACAGGTTAGTCTCTTTACCACCCATCGGAGTACCTGACATGAAGTAGAGCCGCTCGTGCTCTAGCGAAGCGATAGCTCGAGCACCTAGTGTCTTGAGATTAGAGAGTCCAACCTTGTGGAACTCATCTACAGTTACAGTTCCCCAGAGAATTTCAAATAACTCTGGATACTTGTCGTAAACATTCGTTTCGATTCTAACCTTTTTGCCCTTCGCCTCGCTATATCTCATCTCGTACTCAGCTTCGAAGCGAACCATATCCTTGTTGATGACTAGCCAGAATGGTTCTCCTGCTTCGTAGAGCCGCCAGGCTTCGACCACATCCTTGACACGGTCCTTGAGCTCTTCGTGAGCAAGTACGGGAACAGTTATGAACTGCTCAAGCTCGGCAGCCCAAGTAGCTTCGATGGCCTTGGTCGGTGATAGGATCAACTGCGGCATGTGCTCGCGCTCGCCTTCGTAGACGGCTGCAAGCACATCGCGTGTTTTTCCCGTCCCCTGTTCGTTGGCATTGATGCACGACGTTTTTGACATAAAAACGGCATCGGCTCTTTGATGCGGCCACAGAGATTCAGCCAACTTAGGCAGCAAATCAAGAGTGCGCATCTGCTCTAGTGGATAGTCGTCAGCTGTAGAAATCTTTGACAGATTTCTACTCCTGGTAGCCTCGAGCTTGCCCCAGGCTAGCATGCGAGGACCGACCACCAGCCTGCTACCGTACAGTCTTCGCAGCAGCCGACCAGTCTCTAGCTCAGCAGGAACCGACCAGACAGCACTCTTCTTGCGCCAGCTGCTACCGGGCACAGCCTTGATTGCTCGAGTATCTCCGGCACTGTACGGCATCTCAATAAGGATCCTCCGCTCGCTCTTGTCGAGCTCAGCATAGATCCCTCTGAACTCAGTCACTTGGGATTTCTGAAGAAGTTTGTGCGGGCGAGACCTCTGATCTTGCCCTTGCGGATGGCACGCTTGGCGACAGCTGCGGGACCACGTCTGATCGCGTTGGCGTCAGCGCTTACCCTCGCCATTTTGAATAGGAGGCTAGTCAGTCGCATTTTCTCTCTTTCTGTGTCTCTCTATAGTAGAAGACCATAGACAGAGTTTTCCTTCATCAGAATACTGATGAAATATCCCGATCTCATCATCATCGATCATCTCGATCGACAAAACACAGCCATCGGGCAAACGAATACCAATCACTTCTGGTTCATTGAGAGGCTCAACAAATACCTCCACATGCTTCGTCAGCTTGATCATATGGTCTCCTTGTAGTTGTCGGGAATCTTGGCGGTCTTGTAGCAGTAGCAGCAAGAGCGACCGATGAGCACAAGATCCTTTTTGATGACTGAGTAGACAGTTCGGCACCACCAGTCTTCGTCTACCCAGAAGATCCCGTCGCAGCTAGGACACTGTACTTGCAGCCTCGAGTAGTTGCCCTCCTCGTCAACAACGTAATCGCGGGCAATGATGTCGTAGTCCTTTAGCAACGATTGTGGTTGCGGTTCTGAAGCACCCATGTGCTGTGGAAAACTCACCTTCCGTCCCAGCGATACACAGCCAAGAGACCTGGTAGTTCTTCACTTGCAGATAAGTCACCACGACAGGCTCGAAGAATGCACTTGCGAATTTCTCCTTGTAGCTCACCACGCTCCTTATTCTCGGCAGCAATCAACTCAGCTCTCGTGTTGAGCAGCGAGCTGATAAAGCTCCCGAGCATATAGACAGCGGCAACGATCAAGCATGCTATCCCTGCCAGGAAGAGCCAGTCTTCAGTTGTCATAGCTGGACTCCTTTCTTAGAAATCTGATTTCGCCAGAAATAGTTTCTGGCCTGGAGACCCTTCCGTCATCGATCTGGTATTTTCTTGTTCTTCCTCATATCGTAGATGCCGTATTCAATCTTGGCATCGAGCTCTTCATCAACGATGATGTCGACAGCCTCCATCGTGCGGTCACCATTGATCCTATGCACACGGAAGGTAATCGGCCAAGTGATTGGCTCGTTGATTGACAAACTTCCTCGAGATGCCTCACGGTAAGTCATCTGAGTACAGTTCTCTTCGCCTTCAAAGACCACCCAGTTTCCAAGCTTCGGATCGCGTGTCTCACCCATCAGTTTCTACCGTTCTCCTGCGCTGTCCAGGGACCTCGGTGCTAGCGGCTTTGGCCAGCAAGACTCGAACACGTTCAAGTATTGCTTCGTACTCAGCCATCAGTCCTCCTTGATGCTGATGATCTCGAAGTCTCTTAGTTCTGAGACTTCAGAGATTTCAATCCCGTCGTCTTCTGCTATCTGCCGAGCCTCGGCTTCACTTTCGGCATCGATCACCATTGTGCCTTCAGCGTATGCTCCGATAACTATCTCATAGGTGGGCATCAAACCTCCTTGACGTTTTTAGACTTGACGATTTCGTAGCGCGGTCGACCACGCCAAGAGAATACTCTGATTTGGGTGTGGTCTCCGATTACCTTCTCAATCGTGCACGGTATCTCTTGAACACGGCGCATACCGCCCCGAGGCTTCCTGTACCAAATCGCTCTCCTAGCCATCAGGTGATCCTCACCGCCATCATCTCTACAACTCCGTCACTTGCATATCGATCTGCCGACGGGGGAGAGTAGGTGCAAGAGGCTATGCGCCATCTGCCTTCACCGAGTATCTCTGACATGATATTGTGGCCTCTACAAACCGCTTCTGTCAGGTGTCCCCGTATTTGAAGGACGACTGGTCTGCCTGGTCCGTAGTTGATTGAGATGACTTGAATCACGTTATCTTCACCGCCTCGAAGTTGGGGATGATGTGTCGATTGATGTAGTGACCGACACTTGCTGAGCAGCGACACGCTACTGCGCGCTGTCTGCTCACACCTGGATATTCGTAAACCGCGCCTCCCTTGAAGCGGACGTACATACGTCCGTCCCGGTGCGCGACAGCCTCGACATTGCTGCTCGTGACCTCTTGCCAGACGAGTGGTTGAGCTGGGTAACGATGTCTAGATGACATCGACATACCTCATGCAAGTTTGCAGAAGGTGGTCATAGTCACCAGCTGTTGCCTCGGCTCTGAAGTCATTTATCACAGAGGCTGATACACCTGATCGCTTCATCTCCTTGATGACAACTCCCATGATTGCAAAATGATTGCCATCTGTACCAAAGAGCGTCACCTTGATATGAGGAAACTTAGGGACCATCGTCGCCAGCCCTTGCGATAACTCTGTCACCAACGAACTGCCAATCCTCCCAATGACTGGTGCTGCCAGCCAGATCAAAGATCTCATCATCGGTCATGTCTCCGTCGACGATAAGAGTGATTGCAACTAGAGCGGTGACGTAAATGGTCCTGTTGAGCATCGCTTGTTGTGCTGCTTGAGCCTTCTCAACTTCTTTCATTCGTAGCTCCTTTGTAGCGGCAGGGCACAACCCTACCTGTGGACTGCACGTCTTGTGCTCGAAGTTAGCCGAACGTCAAAACAAGACTGTTTCGGTTGGACTCTGACGGCTGTGGGAAGTTGAGAATCATCCGCCACTCGCGGTCACTCGGAGCATCAGGGGATGCATAGAGCCTTGAGACTCCTACTGTAGTGGACAAGTAAAGAGTCTTATAGCTACCGAATATGTCTCTCTCTGTGTGAACCTCGTGCGTCTGGTCACCAGCAAAACTCTTCAGAGCAAGAACCTCACTCTGGGCCACGACGTAGCCAATACGTCGCGGATGATGTGACTTAGATCTATCAGTTGGTCTCCGATAGATCGCGTATCCCTTCAACACTACTCTCCTCCTTTCCGGCTTCGTACCCTTCAAGATAGCCGATAGTCTGGCCCATCTCGTAAGCCGTGTCAACCGCTTTGATGAGGGTGTCGTCGAAGATCTCGAAAACTTCAGACCAGAGCGGGACACTTTCCTGTTCCATTCGTTTCTCGAAGTCTGTCCAGAAGTTGTCGTAGGCCAAGTCTTCTGACCTATTGCCTGGAATCATGTTGCTGTTGACACCTGGCGGTAGATCATTCATGATGTCAGACGGCAGTAGACTTTGCCGGCGAGTAGGTCGGCCTCAGTTTGGGACATCTCGTTGATGTCGTGGGTTTTGGAGCAGAGATAGTCGTACATGTCTCCGCCAATGTCTACAGCTCGAAAGTAGAGATAGCCTGATCTGGCTATTCTACTCAGCTCGTCGGTACTTATGTTGTCACCAACTTCGTGACTGATCAGTTCGTACCTTGACAGAGACTGCTCCTCAGCCACAGCAGGATCGTATGGAAGTGATCCGACACAAGGGAAGAAGTGGAAGTCATTGACAAGCATTCTGATGTATTCAGCTTGTGAATCTCTAGGCTCCTCGTCAATCTGGTCAGCGTAGGTTTGGGTTACAACCTCTAGTACGCTGGCATCCTTGATGTGTGGCTCAGCGTAAGGATAAACATCTCCCCCGTACTGCCGCCCTGGGCCGTACTTGCCGAGGTCATAGCAGTCGGCGGCATGGACATGGAAAGTTCCCTTACTCTGATCTCTCAGGTTTGGCCCTAGCACTACAACATCCATCAGTCCTCCTGTCTTACATTGTCGATGTATAGAGCCTTACGCCTAATGGATTCGATGAAGTGTTCTCCACCGTCGTAATCAAAACCCTCTTCCTCCAGCCGTTCTCTGAGATACGACCAGGCAGTCCAATCGTCCCAAAAACGATCGCAGTTGCCACATCGCTCGACGAAGTCATGCTCTGAGTTACCGTTAGTTGCCATCGGCCATAGATATCCCTGGCCACTGCCGCAGGTCTGGCAGATGTCAACTAGAGGACGCTGGTCGAGGCGCTCGCTTTCCCGCTCATCGTCCCATCACCGAAAAGACCACGACGAGGAACGCGCAGACGATTAGGAACAGAGTCAGGCTCGCGCCGCTCATTCGTCTCCCGCCGACCCAGCAGCAGGGAGCGCGTTAGCGCCGAACGTTGGGCTGCATCCAACGTCGGGCTGACAGACGCAATGAGGGAACGCGCAGGCGCGAGGCCGTCCACAGTCCATGCATTGGTCGCGTACGAACGTGGTTCCGCCACACGTAACGCAAGCCGCCGCGCTCATCTCCAGTCGCCTCAGCAGCTTCTCATCAGCTTCGTCAGCTTGATCGCGTTCGACTGAGACCATGACGTTATCCCACTGCCAGGAGAGCAGCATCTCAAGTGCGACTCTGAAGTTCTCCAGTGCACCAAGAGGTTCGGGGTACTCGTCACTCTCAACTTCGATGATGATGCGAGCTTTCATGTTACTCCTTCCAGTTGGGTCCGAGCTCATCCTCAACGATCTCAACAAGCTCGGTGTGCATGTTCATGAAGACTTTCTCCATATGTTCGTGAAAGTCCTTAGCCGCTCCGTTGCGCTCGACATCGTACTGATTGGTGACGTAGTCTAGACACCCGATGGCTTTTGCCACCTGCTCTCTGTGGATGTCTCTTTTCTCAGCCACGGCATTGAGCATCGCCTCGATGAGTCCTGCACTTGCCATCACCACTCCTTTCTTGCGGCGTCAGCCTCGTACGCATCTTCAAACTCTTGCTGTGAGATACCAAGTTCTTTGAGCTGAAGAACAACTTCATCAACATCCATTTGAGCGGTGTTGACACACAGGATAATCTCTTTCAGAGCATTCTTCTGTGCAGGAGTCATCAGACCCTCGTTTGGTGATAGTCGAGAGCGATGTTATAGCAGGGGATCAAGCTGCCATCGGCGGGCATCACGACCAGCCAAGATTCCTTGAAGGTCTTGCGGTATCCTCCAAGGGTCATCTCTCGCTTCGTGTAATGCGCCGACGACGTACCTCCCATGATCTTGCTGACGGTGTGGTTGTGACGGGTGATCCTCATCTTCTTGCCGTCAAGCTCGATGAATTTCCGACCTTGTCGGTATGCTGTTCTGATCTCAGTCGCGCTGTCTCGGAACTGACGATCAGTCTTCTTCTTTGTCATTGCTCCACCTTCCTACGTAAGTCGTGTCAGACCAATCACCTGACATCATGTGTTGAGCAAGCAGGATGTCACTGGCTGCCTCGGTGATCAAATCGGCTATTTCCTTAAGTCCTGACAGCCTCCTGCTATCGGACATGTGCTCGCCAACACCGCTGAGTAAGGTATCGAGCTTCCCTACCGCTACGAGCGCGTTAGCTCTTCCTGTTCCGACGACATCTCGCGCGTTGACTGTAATCACGATTAGTCCCCGAGATCTCGTGCGTATACGATGTTGTCAGGGTTGAGGAAGTGACTCCAACCCGAGTTCGAGACCTTAAGTGTTCCGTCAGGGAACAACTCGTGAAGTACCGCTTCCAGCGTGACTCCCCCAACGAACATGAAGAAGTATCTGTTTTCCCTCTCGAGGCCATTGAATCTACAGTCCTCAATCATCAGGCAAGTCCTCAGCCAGTGGTTGCAGCTTGATGACTGTCGCTCGGTCGAGGTAAAGCCACGTCCTTGGACGGAGGTCGTCGGGCGTTGGTAGGAGTCTGGTGTAGTCGTCGTAGTTGCAGCAAATCGCAATCGCGTCAAACATTGAGTTCTCGACGACACACAACAGAACTTCTCCTTCAGGTGTCGCTTCGAAAAGCGGCTGTCCAATGATGGCGATAGCGCTGTGCATGCTGACCAGTTGCATGGCCTTGTTCTTGCGCTCTGGTACTTCGATGTAAAGTATGCTGCCCATCAGTCCTCCTCTGCCATGATGTACTCGATGTGAAAGTCCTTGTGCAATAGGTCCTCCTTCAAGAGCCTATCAATAGCTTCCACGGTGTCTGCTGCGTTTGCGGCGCTGATGCTGTCGATCACGATGGTGATCTCGTAGTTGGGCACCTATTCCTCCTTCTTGATTCGCTCGTAGCCTATCTTGCTGAGACCTGACTTGGTACGCACGTCAAAGAGAGCACCTTCAAGGTCCTGTGAGCGTTGGCCGGGTGCAACGATTTCACGTGTTACTGTTCGGCCAAAGCTGTGTGTTGCTGATGTTCTCTGGTGTACCCAGACGGTCTTTCCGTCAACGATCTCTGGGGTCCTGCGGCGGTCGACAATCTTGTTACTAGCCATCTGGCATGCTTCTCATTTCTACAAGTTGGTTGATGATTTCGTAAGTGCTCCAGCCATCAACTCTCTCCCAGCGGTCTTCGCACCAGCGATAGACAGCCTGGAATGAGTCGCCCATGTCGATGACGCCGATTGTGAGTTTGGTTTGATCTTCGGAGAATGAGAACTCCTCCTCAACCCACAGGTCGTAGCTGACATCAACGCTTGGATTGTCTCCGCTGATGTCAGCCGCGACCTTGTCGGCCTCGACTCTGAGCTTGTTTATCAGGTCGAGATGGTACATGACTCTGCTATACCTTGCGGTAGATGTTGAGTCCGATCTTGACGCCTTCCTTCTGAGGGACATCCTGGTTGCCTCCGGTTGTGGCGATGATCTCGCTTTTCCCTGAGGCTGACTTGCCCTGAGACTCGCTCAGGTCGACGGTGATTACGAGCTTGTTGCCGGTGACCTTCATGTCCACGTTCTTCATGATGTGCTCCCTTTCTTTGGCTTTTGGATGTTGACTGAGTCCGCACCAAGTGTGAGGGCAGCTTGCTGAAGATCGTTGGCCTCTTCCTTGGTGTGTACCCATTTGACGACAGTGACAAGAGTACTATCGTCGTCGCTGATTGTCGGACCTTGCGGGAACTTGATCGTTACGGTGTACATCAGACCAACATCAGGAGCAGTTCCTCTGCTCCGTAGACCTTTTCTGCTCCGCAACTCTCACACTCGTACTTCCTTGCATCTGGCTCGACATTGTACGCTTCCTCACCACACGCAGTGCAGAAGCCGAGACTGTCGTCTTCATTCACAGCTTCGATGATTCTTTCGGTGGTGATCGAAGTGTGCATAGACAATCACTCCTTTGTTTGTAGCGGTTTGTAGCGGTTTGGATGCGGCGTCAGGGTAGCCTGGCTACCCTTGCACGGCTCTGTCGCCTCTCCGGGCTTGCTGGCTAGCCCTGCGCCGCATCTGGTGTGAACTCACGGGGTTGGTTTTGGCAGACACACACCAAGCGCGTGCGCCAAGACGTCCGTTACTGGTTCGAGACCGATCATCTCACCTGATACTGCTGTCAAGCAGCTTTGATTTGGGTATCTGGCTGAGAAGAACCAGGCGAACCAGTCTTTCTGCATATAGCTCCCTCCTTTCAGCTAGTCGCTCCCTGAAGGGTCCAGCCCTGTCGCCCACGCCACGTAGTAGACGGAGCCAGACCCTTCAGGCAGCGAGCCCTCCAGACCCAGACTGAAGAGCCGCTGCTCTCTTCGCAGTGTTAGGCGACTGTTGTCGTGTCACCCTACTGTGAAGTCTTTAATCTCGAGAAACCTCATGCCGTGATCTGTGTAGACCTTGACATAGGGCTGTGCTGCATACCCGACAACTTTGTCCACCGTCCGCCGTCCCCACTTGTCCAAGACCTTGATAGTCTTAGGACCGGCAGGGACGACAGTTGGTGTACCGACGATTCTCAACTCGATCGGGTCGAAGCGGTCGTGATAGACCCAGATACGTCGACCAGGCTTGAGTATCTCTTTCAGCCTGGTTAAGTCGCCGAGGTCCTCGAGAGTTAGGCGTTTCCCTTCGCCTTCGGCCGGGTGCGCTTGGTTCCCGGCTTGGCCGTCTTGGTTGCCTTCGGCTTCGGCGGGTTGAGCTCGGCTCTCTTTGACGCGATGTTCTCGGCCTTCGGTGTGAAGAGTCCGAGCTTCTCGAGTCCGACCTTGATGAAGCCCTCGCTCTTGCTGGCCCTCGCCGCGAGCCATCCCCAAGAGCTGAAGCGGTCGACCTTGAGACGCGCTGTGTTGATGTTCTTCAGCAGGGTCTCGTCATCCTTGCCGGTGATGGCCGGAACGTCTCCGTCCTTGACCGCCTGGATCATGAGCAGGAATGCCGCCTTGCCTGCGGTGATGGAAAGGTCTGAGGCTACTGCAGAGAGACTCTCTCCCTTGTTCTCGGTACCGAGCGCCGGGTGCTTGCCGACACGCTTGAGCAGAGCTTGCGTGTGGCTGGCTTCCTGGTTCTCGCGCTGCTGACGCTTGGCCTCGGTGTCGGCCTTCGCCTTCTTCGTTGCATCGGCGTCGGCCTTGCCGTTGTCCGTGGTAGGCTTCGAAGCTTGAGGCTTCGTAGCGCTGGGACGGGTGCGTGCCATGTGATTGCTCCCTTTCTCTTTGTTTGTAGACGACGTACCTTGTACGCCCCACGGATCCTACTACTTTTCGGACCCGAAGTTGTTCGAAGTTATGTAAGGTGTTACGCTTGAAAGAGTTTGACGACCGACAGAGCCCGAGATACCGGCCGCCACGACTGTCTGCTGACGAGTTCACGCTGTTCCGGGGTACCTCATTCCCGCCACATCCGTCCGCTCCTTCTTTGTGTTGAGCACGGTGTGAGTCGGGCACACCGCTCGGGAAGTTTGTGGTAGCGCAGCTGATCCTGAGCCTTGCTTGCGAATAGGCCGGATGCTCGTTACGGTAAGGTGTCCGCAACAGACAGTCGTTGTCGTTACTTGATGGTGACAACGAGACCCTTCTTCGGGTTCCGCTTGACGTCCGCTTTGAAAGCGTTGACCTGGCTCGCGTCGATCTCTTCCGACCAAACCTCATGACCGTCGTCCGGGTCGAGCACAGACACGGTTATGCGTTCGGTGTCGTGCTCGTAACCTGCTGCTGGGTTTGTTACTACTGCACCGACAGCTGGACTATAGCTCACGAGTTCGATCTGGTTCGGGTACTGCTCTATTAGGTCTAGCAGTGCCTTCAAGATCGCCGAGATCCTCCTTCGATGAAATGTTCGTTGGTCGTTGTTGATCTTAACTGTCAGTTCGTACATTGGCTCCTCCTTCGACTCGCGCAGGCGCGCAGCGGGAAGCACTTTAGCCGAAAATGGGTGGTGTTAGTTTCGAAAAACTCTCCCGAGCGCATGTATGCGCGCATTACCTTCTCTGTCTCCATATACTCTTTGTTCTCTCTACATATAGAGACACAACGTATGCGCTCGAGGGAAGAAAAAAAGTGCAATACGTAGCTAGCGGCCCATGCGCGTTGTGCCTGCGCGCGCGTACGGGGACAGAGCAGGGACGCGCGTTGCAGTTTTGGCTGTGTGTTCTTATTCTTTTCATCTTTTACTTACTATTCGTTGGACTCGCGCATAGCGCATGTATGCGCTCGGTGACGGGCATGTATGCGCTCGAGCGTGAGTCGATTAGATTGCTTCAATAGAGGTTTGACCGTAAAGGAGAAGATCAGTTGCACCGATTACACGCTTGATCGAAACTTCTCTGGCCGAGTACCAGTCTATGAAGCTCTTGTCATCAGTGTTGACCCTGCTCTCACGGTGATCTCTTACCTGAGAAGTGGCGTTTTGCCAGAGGGGCTCGATGAACTCACGGTCAAGTTGGAATCTTGGTGCGAAGTTCGAAGCGATATGGTCTATTGTTTGGTTGTCCAGTTTGTCCCACTTGTCCTCGATCCTGGCACCGTGGGTGTAATCCTCGAAGCCAGGAGGCGGCTCGATCCACATCTCAGCATCGGTCCATACTGTTTTTTCTTTGCGACGATAGAGCATGCAGTCACGGACTTGGTCCTCTGATTCAACCCAGTGGTCCACTAAGTAAGTGAACTCCCAGGTAGTGCCGTTGTGGTCAGTGTGCTCGAAGTATTGTTTGGTCATGATGCCTCGATTGCCTGCATGATCAGAGCTTCGATCTGACCAAGAGCGTGATTTTCGTCGGTGATGTCGTCTCTCACAAGCATTCGAGCTTGGTAGATGGCTGCCTCAGCCAGCTCGAGACAGAAGATGTAATAAGAGCGTCCGACCAGATCAAGCTCTTGCAGCTGATCCGTGGTGACGTAGCTTTTCTGCTTTGGTTCCATTGCTACTCCTCGTTTGTGCAGTAGTTGGGGCACCATCCTTCGCTGTCAAACTCTCCACCACACTTCGAGCAGTGGGTGTAAAAGTATGAGAGGTCTTTTTCTCTAATGCTGGTACGTGTCTCGCGGAAGGCTTTGAGATAAGCCTCGCGGTGCGGGTGGCCAATGTGTGGCGGTGGAAGGTCGGTGTCTTTGATATGGTGATGGACAGTCCGAATGGCCAGATCGACGTAATATGCTTCTCCTGGCTCTTCCACTGTGTTACCAGTCCTTCCGGTTACGAGGGGTGGTGATGATGATCCAGAGTTTCTTGAGATAGGCGATGATAGTTATCTCCTTCCGGCTTTGCTGATGGCGTCTCTCATGAGACGCTCGTGTTGGGTCATCTTCCACAGATTTGACATGTGGTTTACTCCTCCTTGTCCAGATCGTCGCTTTGATCGGACAACGGGTCGTACCCGAGCAGAGCTTATTCTCTCTGTCCG